GCTTCTTTATGGCGACAAAAGCGCAGGGCATTGTCGAGGACTTGAGCGGCGAAAATGAGACAGATAAGCGCGTCTACTGCGGCCAAAACGAGGCTGTATTCGTCAACCTGCTCAATCCGCTGGCGATGAACTACGATATTGATTACTATGTGGACGGGGTATAGGCCGTGATCATCTACATCGCATCGCCCTACAGCGGCTACGCCGATAAACAAGCTGCCGTCAATGTGCAGATTGACGCCTTCGCTGCGTTGCGTGACGCCGGCCACCAGCCGATTGCGCCGTTGCTGTCACATTACGTTGACGAGCGCCACCCGGCCAGCTATGAGCGTTGGATGGAATGGTGCAAGGTAATGGTGAGCGTGTGCGATCTGCTGGTGCGCTTGCCAGGGAAGAGCGACGGCGCCGATGACGAGGTGGCGGAGGCAAGGCGGCTAGGTAAGCCGGTGGTGTATAGCATTGACGAGATTGTGCCGTACAAGTTCATTTATAGTGGATCGCCTTACACCCGGGCCGAACACCAAGCCGCCAACCAGGCGACGTTGGACGAGATGGCCGCCGCCGTTGGCGTGAAACGATGAACCTGGAAACCGTCGCAGCGTTGCTACTGTTGACGCTGCTGGCGGTGTTGATTGCGTATGAGATGAGACGGTGAGCATGGGCGTTAGAACAGCAAAATCGTCGGTGCGACCAGGGCAAAGGGCGGCAAAACTCAGCGCGGCCCCGTCCGGTAGCGCCTATGATGCCGTGGGCGTACTGACGCCGGGGTGTCGTGTTGTCGGTATCAATCGCGGTCAGTTCTCGTTGCTAGATATTATCGATGCCGTACTCCCCCAGGTGGGTGTGGCCGATTTAACGGTTAGCACATGGACGCCGGGGAAACGTGAAATAGATAGCGTGGCGGAGCTTATCCGCCACCACCGGTTATCAAAATTTCGGCTGCTGGTTGACCGATCCTTTGTCACTCGTCACCCGCAATACGTTGACGAATTGCGGGCGTTGGGCGCTGATTCAATTCGCCAAACCAAGACACACGCCAAGTTCGCTTTAATTGCTGCGGGTGACTGGCGGATTACAATTCGTACTAGCATGAACTTTAATCGTAATCCGCGCTTGGAACAATTCGATTTGGATGACGATCGGCTGATTTATGATTTTTTTAATGCTGTTGTCGATGACCTTTATCAGCGTGTTCCGGCGGGCTTGTCCGTGTCGCACAAAAAAATTACAGAGGCATTCAACGCCCTGACGCTGGGTGATGATGTTGACAATGACTTCTCGCTTGACGGTGATTTTGACGGTGATTTTTCATTCAATTTTGACATGTGGGCGGTAGAATAATGGCGAAGAAGAAGACACAATCCATCACCTGGACAAACGAGCGGCGCAAGCTTGCCGACCTTATCCCGTGGGAACACAACCCGCGCACGATCAAGCAGAAGCAAGCCGAGCGGCTGGTCGATAGCGTGGAAACGTTCGGGCAAGTGGAGACGCTGGCGATTGGGCCACAAAATGAGATATACAATGGGCATCAAAGATTGTCCGTGCTTGCCGGTCAATATGGCATGGATTACGAAGTTGACGTGCGGGTTGCCAGCCGGGAATTGACCGAACGCGAGCGGCAACAGTTGACGGTTTATCTACACAAAGGCGCGGCTGGTGAATTTGATTTTTCAGAATTAGCCAATTGGGGAATCGAAGACGATTTGTTGGCGTGGGGTTTTGAGCCGGAAGAGCTTGGTTTTGACTTTGACGAAGATGATACCGAAGCGAACGATAAAATATCACGATCTGGTAGATTGTACAATGCTGGCGATGGTCATGATGTTGAGCCTTTTAAGCTGGCGTATCGTATTGAGGCCGCATGGAAAGCGCACGGGCATAAGGCTCTAGACTTGTTTAGTGGCGCAGGTCAGTTGGCAGCCTGGTATCGCCGTCGCTTTTCCACGGTAATCACAGTTGACAAGGCTTATCAGCATGGTGACGTAGATTACTCTATGAGTGCCAGTGATTTTATTGAGAAACACCTGAATGAACATTTAGATTTTGACTACGTAGATTTTGATGACGAAGGTTGTCCAGGTCGTGAAATTCAGATGTTTTTTCATGCCATTGCAGGGAAAAAGAGTACGCCATTCGTTCTATCGCTAACCGATGGGAACGGAATGAACATGAAGTTTCGCGGCAAGGGCAACCTTGCCGAAATGTATATGGTTGATGGCGAATCAATGCGGCAGTTGACTAGAAGTGATTACGATGCGCTTGAGCAAACGGTGACTGATTTTATGCAAAAGGTGGCAGCGCTTTCAGGTTTCTCTGCCACGGCTTTATCCAGCTACCGTGGCAGAGAAGGGAATGTCCTATTTCAAACGTGGTCAATTATGCCCCATGATGCTGGTTGATATATTTCGGGTTGTAGTAACCAGCGGGTAAAAAGGGCTGAAGATCCTTTTTAATGTAATGCTTGACGCCAAGCCGGTTGACCATTTCCAAAATGCGATGGGTGTATGATTCCCAATCGGTTGTGTTGGTCATGGGCAGGTAGTTGGCCCGACCGATTTTGTACAGGTCAACAAACTCGTGCGTGTGTTCGATGATGGCAAGCGACGATTCGGTATTCAGCGTCGGCTCCAGGCTGACCCACGTGAATATCCCGGCGTCATGAAACGCCTTGAGTGTCGCAATGCGGTCGCCGGGAAGTTGGGCGCCCCGCTCCCACTTGCGGCTAAAATCGTCGTCAAGTGTGGTCAAGGTGCTGGCAAAGGCGTCGCGGTCAGGGCGAAAGATGTCAATGTCGCGAATCGCCCGACTGCCACCCTTTGTCAGCGTACAGACGCCAAGTCCGTAGCTCTGCAACGTGGTCAACACGTCACGGGTAAGCGAGTTGTCGCCGGGGTTATAGGGGTCAGTGGTGAAACTGAGCATAACCTGTTCATTAATGCCAAGCGCCTGATATTTGCGGGCGTCCTTGCGCAAGGCATCGAGAAAGCCATCGCGGGGGAAAGCGCCAGCGTCGAAGGTCGGGCGATCCATTTTGAGAACCTTCGGAACATAACAATAAGCGCAGGCATGGCCGCATCCGCGGTAAGGGTTCGTCGCAAGCTTGGCATATTCGCCAGCTTGACCGCGAGGGGCGTAGACAATAGAGCAGCCTTTGACGCTCCAACCGTTGTCTTCGAGTTCATAGGTTCGAGTCTTGAGATTGGTCATGAGTTTGTTCCTTTCGTGTAACAATAAGATTGCCTTTTGCAATCTCGCTAAACAGTGAGCGCCAAGACGGCTGTCCGGTTCCCTGTCCAGGTGGCGCAATGGCCTGGACATCGGCGGCGATGGCTTCAAGCTTTCGCCAAAGGTCGGCGGATAACTTGATTGATTTACGAACTTGCATCTGTGTACCTCCTGTAGATAGTATATCACAAGGGAGCGCCCTTGTCTACAGTTTGGGGCAAAACTCGTGAGAAAAGTCGATTTCTTTAAGGTTGATATGGCAGCACGAAAACGAACACCATTCCAGCGCGAGGAAGACCTTGTCCAGATCACGCGCTTATACCTGCAAGGCCGCACGCAGCGCGACATTGCTGAGGTGGTTGGCGTGTCGCAGGGGCAAGTCAATCACGATCTCAAGCTGATTCAGCAGCGTTGGCGCGAATCGTCCATCATGGACATGAACGAGGCGAAGCAACGGGAGTTGGAGCGCCTGGACATTTTAGAGCGGGAATATTGGGCTGCATGGGAGCAGTCGAAAAATGAACGCACCAGGGCGCGCCAGGAGAGCGACGGCAAGAGCAAGGACGGCAAGCCCAACGTTGTCAGGGCGACAATGGAGAGAGAGCAGCGCGACGGCAACCCCGCCTTTCTCGCTGGCGTGATGTCGTGCATCGAGCGCCGGTGCAAGCTGCTGGGGTTGGATGCGCCAGCAAAAGCGGAGTTGACCGGCAAGGATGGGGGAGCGCTAACCGTGCGGATTATTTATGATGACACAGACATTGACACTAACGCTACCCAAGCGCTTACCCTGGCAGCAACAGGTAGTGCGTGAGTCTAAACGCTTCAATACGGTGTGCATCGGGCGACGTGCGGGTAAGACAACGTTGGGCATTGATCGCTGCGCTACCAAAGAGACGTTAGGTTATCCGGTGGCGTGGCTTTCACCAACTTATCGCATGTTGACAGAGATATGGCGCGAAGCTAACCGCATCTTCGCGCCCATCACCGTTAGGCGTAGCGCTCAAGATCATCGGCTGGAATTCGTGACCGGTGGCGTGTTGGAATTTTGGAGCCTAGATAATCCCGATGTAGCCCGTGGGCGCAAGTACAGGCGCGTCGTAGTCGATGAAGCGGCCATGATTCCCACACTAATGGATACGTGGAATTATGTATTGCGCCCAACATTGACAGATTACGGCGGCGATGCTTATTTTCTCAGTACACCGAAGGGGCGCAACGGCTTTTGGCAGATGTGGCAATGGGGCGTAGACCCACTACAAAGCGAATGGTCGGCGTGGCAGATGTCTAGCTATGTCAACGACAAGATTGACAGTGGTGAGTTTGACGCCATGAAAGAGGCATTGCCCGAAATGGCATATAGACAGGAGATTCTTGCGCAGTTCCTAGAGGGACAAGGCGCTGTCTTCCGCAATATCAAAGCCTGCATGAATGCGCCAGCCACCACACCGGAAGCGCACCAGGGGCACGCGTTGATCGCCGGCATTGATTGGGGCAAGCAGAACGACTTTACCTGTATCTCTATTGGTTGCCGTGAGTGCCGGGTGGAAGTGGCAAGAGATCGGTTTAATCAGATTGACTACGTTTTTCAGCGTGACCGGCTGAAAGCGATTCATGAGAAGTGGAAACCGGCGGCTATCCTTTGCGAGTTGAACAGCATCGGGCAGCCTAACTTTGAGATGCTGCAACGCGATGGGTTGCCAGTACATGGCTTTACCACTACCGCGGCAACCAAGCCGCCACTTATCGAAAACATGGCGCTGGCGTTCGAGCGTGCGGAATGGCAGTTCCAGCAGGATAACGTGTGGACAATGGAACTAGAGGCATTTGAACGCACGGTATCATCGACAACCGGCAGAAGTAGTTACAGCGCACCGGACGGTGCGCATGATGATACGGTGATTGCCAGGGCGTTGATGCTGTGGCAGGCAAATAACATGTTTACCGCCGGCACATGGGGAACCAGGAAAAACAAATGAGCAAACGCAACAACCGACACAATCACCGCCAACCGACAGCGCCGCTAACCAACAACGTGCGCAGTATCCGCGCACAGCGCTCCATGCTTGACAACAGCATGGCCGCCGGTTATCTTGGCAAACAATTTGAAGGGGATCGGGATTACTACGAAAAGCTGGGCTATCCCAAAGATTTGCTCTTTGAACACTTCCTTGCCAAGTACATGCGCGAGGACATCGCTGCCCGCATTATCGACTTCCCAGCAGAGGAAACTTGGGGCGATGGCGTCACCATCATTGACGGCAGCGAAGATGAAGCGGTTGATGATTCGCCATTTTCGGTAGAGTTTGCGGCGCTATCTGAACGTCTACGCCTAGCGCATTACTGCGAACGGGTTGATAAGATTACCGGCGTTGGGCGCTACGGTGCATTGCTTATCGGTGTGGCAGGCGATGCGCCGTTGTCGGCTCCGGTGGAACGGCTGAATAGCGCCGCTGATGTGCTATATTTGCGGCCATTCGCTGAGATTAACGCCGACATTCACTCGTTTGTCAATGACGCCACCGACGCCCGTTATGGGCTACCGGCGCTTTACAATGTCACCATGATGGCCGGGACGACGGGGGCTGGCACAACCACCATGCAAGTGCATTGGAGTCGGATTATCCACGTTGCCGAAAACCTGCTCGACAATGAGGTGTACGGCATTCCACGCTTGCAACGTGTCTACAACCGGCTTGACGACATTATGAAGAGCGTCGGCGGTAGCGCTGAGGCAACGTGGAAGCTCATGCGTAAAGGTGGCATTTTCAGGCTTGCACCTGACGCACGCCTGTCACCAGAGGAAGAAACGGCGTTTGAGGAACAGATCGATGAAATGGATCACGGTCTACGGCGCTACCTGCAATTGCGTGGCATCGACTACCAGGATCTGGGCAGCGAAGTCGTAGACCCAACCGGCAACGTGGATTTGATTCTCTCGCTTATTAGCGGTGCAACCGGCATTCCCAAGCGCATTCTGATTGGCAGCGAACGGGGCGAACTTGCAAGCAGTCAGGACGAACGCAACTGGGCCAAACGGGTTGCCAAGCGCCAGCGCAACTGGGCTGATCCGACCGTCTTGCGCCCACTGGTTGATCGGCTCATTCGTTGGGGCGCCTTGCCCGCGCCATCCACCGGACGCTATCACGCCAAATGGTGGCCGTTGGCCGAAACCACGGCACTGGAACAGATGGAACTGGCACAAGGCTATTCACAGGTCATCGAACGCATGGCCCAGCCGGGAATCGAACAAGTGGTCGATGTGCCAAAGTTCGTCAAATTCTACGTGCCGGATTTGCCGAGTGATGCTGTGGTTGATGAGGTGGAATTGCTGGACGAGGAACTTGGCAAAACCGACGACGATGATACCGAAAGCGTGACCGCCAACATGCTATGGAGTGTTGCCCATGCCCACCGCTAACGAGCCACGGAGCGTTGACCCGACCCGCACGTCGGTGCTACGCAAACGTTACCGCCAGCACTACCGGCGCATGTGGCAGCGCGTCAATGCTGCCATCAATGAGTACATCGACACTGTGGATTTTAGCCGTCCATTGGCACAACGCACGGTGGAATTTAACCGTTTTGTTGACGCCTTGCTACAGCAGGAGTTTGGCCGAACGGAGAGAGACCGAGAGCGCGGTGTCCGTGCAATGGCAACAGTGGCGTACATGCGGGGCGTAGCTCAGGCTAACACCGAAGTGGAAGAAGCCATGCCGACGCCACAGCAGGCGGTGATGCGGGCGGATCACAATGATGCTATTGCGGCGCTTATCCTGCTCCTGTCCACACAGTTGATGACGGTGCGGTTGGGGCTGACGGGGCAACTGCTCGACCGCTACCAACGCGCCAACAATGCCGCCGAAGCTAAGGCCACCATTCGTGACCGCATTCAAAAGGCAGGCCGCACGCCAACGGATGGTATCGCCGCCGACGGCGTGGTGCGTGGCTACAATGAAGCGCTACTGAATGTGTATGAAAATGCTGGCGATCAATTCGTTGGTGTGATTGACGAGAAGACTTTTTGGCAGACCGCAGAGGATAACGGTGTATGTTTCCATTGCCACCGGATGTCGCAGGAGCGAGACAACGGCTATGGCCCCGGCATTTACACGCTCGCGCAGGCGCGCGGCCTGATCCCCGCTCACCCGCGTTGCCGTTGCCGCTGGCGGCGATTGCCAGCGAACACAGAACGCAGTCAGGGCCGCACGGTGTCTGCCACATCGTCAAGGTACGGACAATGGGACGTTCCGCAAGAGATTGGCCCAGATCCACATTTGCGCCGGTATACTGGTGGCGGACGGAAGTCAGTTGGGAGCGCATAGATAGGCGGGAAGATGCAAAACAAGCAAAATAGTGCGGCTAGCCGGCGCAAGCTTACATTCCGCATTGAATATTGTGATTGTTGGTACAAGACCAAGAGGTGTATGGATATGTCGAAATTGACGCAGAGAGAAAAAGAGGTTGTCAATCTGCTGGCGCAAGGCAAGCCGCAACGCCAGATTGCCGATCAACTTGTCATCAGTCGATACACCGTTTATAACCACATCAAGAACATCAAAGCCAAAACGGGCGTAACTTCCACTTTTGAATTGGCGGTCAACACGCACCGTCAGCCATCTGGCTAAAAATAGCCACTTTTAGGCATATACAGCACAAAAAGACTCGCTACAATAATCGTAGCGAGTCTTTTTGTTTTTGGGATTAAATACATGCCGAGCTATACCTACAACGGGGTGACAGTCACAGCGACGGGGCGAAGAACCTCAACCCGTGACGACAAAAAGTATATGCGGACTGTCACGAAGGATGGCAAAGATTACCTCGTCCACTACGGCGATCCTGACATGGAAATGAAGCGAGACGATCCCGACCGACGCAAGGCATTTTTGGAGCGCCATAGCTGTAGCACGAAGAAAGACCCGTTAGCGCCTGGTTTCTGGGCGTGTCTCGATTGGCAGCGAACCGATGAGGGTGCAACCGTGAACGAACAAGACAACGAAGCACAACCCGCCAACAACGCCACCCTGTTTACCGTGCCAGAGGGCGCGCAGTTTAACGGCGCAATCGTGGCGCTGTTCCCCTCACCCGAATTGGCGCAACAAATTGCGGCCATGCCTGGTGTGCAGATGACCGCCGACGCCTTGCACGTTACCCTGGCCTATTTGGGTAAAGTGGACAGCTTGACCGATGCACAACTGGCAAACGCCATTGTGGCAGCGCAACAGATTGCGCGCGACTTCGGAAAGTTGACCGGCGCGATTAATGGCATGGGCCGCTTTAATGCAAGCCAATCTTCCGACGGCAAAGACGTGATCTACGCCGTGGTTGATGTGCCTGGACTTGAGCGGCTGCGCGAGGCGGTTGTGCAGCGTCTGCGTTACGCCGATGTGCCGGTGTCGATGAACCACGGATTTACGCCACACATGACACTCAGTGAGGTTGAGCCGGGGACTGAATCGCCTATCAGCATGATCCCCACTATGCCGCTTGAATTTGGTTCTATCAGCGTGTCGGTCGCCACCAGACAGGTTGATTTTCCACTAGCTGGCGACGGCTACATGCGCGCTAACGCCGCCCCGCCGTGGCCTGGCGACCGCACAGCCATCGCAGCTAATGCCGATTGTGGGTGCAACACCGTGCAGTTGACCACCAACGCCACGGCGGGGACAGTCAAGGAGGTCACGCGCAAAGGCACGCGTTATCTGGTAGCGCCGACGGTGGCCCTTCGCTCTGGCGTGCTAAATGGTGAGTTTGTGCCGGCTGACGAGGTGGCAAAATACGCCGACGCCTGGAACGGGCGCCCTGTGCCGTTGGGCCACCCAAAGCAGGACGGGCAAGCGATCAGCGCCAACAGCATGGATCTGTGGGATAAAACCCCGGCTATGTTCTGGGGCGCAACGGTGGACGGCGACGCGCTCAAAGGTGAATTTTGGGTTGACATTGCTAAGGCCGAAAAACTTGGCGGAGAAGCGACGCTACTATTGCAGCGCCTGCGCAACAACGAAGCCATCGACGTGTCAACCGGCTATTTCCGCGACTTTATCGAATCGCCTGGGACGCATGACGGCAAAGCATACACCGGCATTGCGCGTAACCTACGGCCCGATCATATCGCAATTCTCTTAAACGAAACCGGCGCGTGTAGCTGGGCGGATGGGTGCGGGGTTCCTCGCATCAACGAAGCCAAAGCCGCAGAGAACGCCAGTCAATCTTTTCTTAGCGCATTGGTGCGCAATGTTATCAATTCACTTGGAGGTAAAAAAGTGGATCGAACCAAGATTATTGAAGGGCTTGCAGCCAATGCGCAATGCAAATGCAGCAAGCAGCAATTGGAAGCGATGGATGATGCAACGCTGACCGCGTTCGCCAGTTCATTGCAGCCAGTTGTCAATGAGGAAGCGCCCGCCGTTGAACCGGCGCCGGTGGAAGTGGTCAAAGAGGTTGTGCCGGCTGAACTGGCACAACTGGCGAAGGTCGTCGCTGACTTTGGCGGTATTGACAAGTTGACGGCGGCGCTGTCCGGCGTGGTTGCCAACGCCGACAAGGAGCGCGCCGATCTGGTTGCTGGTCTGGTTGCCAACGAACGCAACACACTCAGTGAGGCTGAACTGAAAGCCATGCCGGTGGAAACGTTGCGCAAGTTGACAAGCGCCTTCGCGGCCCGTTTCTATGTCGGTAGCGGCAATGTGGCGACCAACGCCACTGAGGAACCGCGCTACACCACGATGGCGATGCCGCTTGTCTTTCCGAAAAAGGAGGCCAAATAATGGCTAGTTCGACTTACAACACGATTGTCATTCGCTCCAACAATGCCGACAACATCGTGCAACGTGTGCGCGAAGCCAGAGCCGCCAGTGCGATTACGCCGGGGATGCTCTGCGAGCTTACCACCAGTGGCACGATTCAGGCGCATAGCACCGAAGGCGGGGTCGCCAAGGGACGCCTGGTTGCGCTCGAAAACGAGTTCAGCGACCACGGCACAGGCCGCGCCATCGACCACGCCTATGCTACTGGCGAAACCGTGCGCTATATCCACGCCATCCCTGGCGATCAACTGAACATGATCGTTGAGGATGCCGCCACCATCACCATCGGTGACGCGCTAGAGAGCAACGGTGCTGGCCTCCTGCAAGAGGAATCGCCCGGCACCAGCACTTTGTCGGACGGGATCATCGGCTACGCGGCTAACGCTGTCACCACCAGTGGCGGTACGGCTCGCGTCCTCGTGGATATTGCATCATAAAGGAGCTTGTAACAATGTCGGAATTACAGATCGTTAGCGCCTCGTCTGGCGAGGCTGCCAAGATCCTCGGCAATGGGGCGCGGCCTATTATCAACGAGAAGACCGGCCAACCGCTGTTCGACCAGCGCACCGGCCAGTTGCAGATCATGACCAGCCGCGGCTTGGTAGTCAACAGCGCGTTGCGCAAAGACGAATGGGAAGAACTCGACGGGGCCATCGTGCAGGCCGCGGTTGCCCCGCTCAACATGACCCAGCGCATGATTACCGCTGGCTTGACCCGTCCGTTGGGTGGACTTGGCACGCTGATTGCGCAGTACAACCAGATCAGCGAAATGACTGCTGCAAACGTGAGCCTTTCCGGGAACGCCAGCGGCCAAAAGGATCGGGTTGATTACGACCTGGTCGGCGTGCCTGTGCCGGTCATCTTCAAGGAGTTTGAGTTGAACCAGCGCTACCTGGAAGCTTCCCGCCGGTTGGGTGACAGCATCGACACCGCCAACGGTGCGGCTGCTGCCCGCGTGGTTGGCGAAAAGGTCGAGGATCTGCTGATCAATGGTGACACGAGTGTCAACCTGAACGGTAACACCATTCATGGATTGACTAGTCACCCCGACCGCAATACCAACACCGCCACGGCGCTTGGCGGTGGCGACTTCGCTACCATCAGCAACATCATGCCGACATTCAGCGGCATCTTGTCCGAACTCAAGGCCGACAACTACCGTGGCCCTTACGGCGTATTCGTGGCCGATACCCAATACGATCAAATGGCGTTCAATGTCTACTCTGACGGCAGTGGGCAAAGTGCGCTGAATCGCGTACTGCAAATCCCGTCGATTCAGTTCATCGACTCGTCCGCTTGGTTGGATGCCGGTGAAATTGTTGTTGTCAATCTGAGCCGCGACGTGGTGGAACTGGCCTACGTCCAACAGTATTGGCCGATCACCAATCTGGAATGGACAAGTGGCGACGGAATGCAAAGCAATTTTAAGGTGATGACCGTGTTCGCGCCGATGGTCAAAAGCGACTACAGCGGTCGATCCGGCGTGTTCCACTGCACCGGCGCTTAATAGGAGGCTGACATGGCAGTACGAACAACGGCTGTGCTGAAAAGCCAGTTTCTAGGCAGAGATCCGGTGGATCATAACACCGATGTAGTGGATACTTTGTCGGCGTTGCTCAGTGGTTTGAAGTTTATCACGGTTGATGGGCGCAGCGGCCCTGGTGCCATCACGGCGACCGGTGCCGCTGTGGGCGATACGGTGGTTGGCGTTGCCGGCCTGACCGCTGGTGCGTTGGGCGCGGCTGACGCTTCGTTCGAGGGCACAATTACGGTGCTGAACCAGATTCAGCAGTCGAGCGCCAGCAATCTAAGCGCCAACGATTACCTGGTGGTTTTGGCTAGTTTGGCATAGGTGGATTATGGCACTGTACCGAGTACGACCGGGTTTTGAGCATGGCACGCGTGGCTGCTACAAAGCCGGGGACATCGTTGAACACACACCGGAAGAGGCGGCAGGTTTTGCCGACAAGTTGGAGTTGGTGGAAGTCGAACCGGCTCCAACTATCAAGCAACCGACTGACGCGCCGGTGGAAGTAGTGCCAGTTGTCGAGCAACCATTCGATGTGACCGGCTCCACGGTGGCTGCGGTTCTGGCCGCCGTGGAAACAGGCGCAATCACAGCGACTGATGCGCTGGTAATTGAGACGGCCAACCGCAATCGAGCAACGCTTGTTAAGGCTTTGCAGGAGTTGATCAGTGGCGCTGACGGCGAGTGATTTGATCTATCCCAATGGCGATCTACTGCCTTCCATGTTCCCCGATGGTGACATTAACACCGCCGTCGGGGTATGGTTGGCAGATGCCGTTGGCAAGACTGCCAGCGAATCGGCGCAACGCCACTGGATATATCATCGCGCCTATACCGTGATTGCCAACCGCATCGCATCCACGCCGTCAAACGAAAGCTCATTCGACAATCACACTGTCGCTTGGTCTGATAATCGTGTGTCGGCTTTTGAAGAAAAGGCGACAAAGCATCTAGCCGAGTATGGCCGTATCAGCGGTGACGACACCATGAGCAGCACACGACCGGCATCACTGAGGGTGTATTGATGGAATCGCTTTGGAACGCACTTGACGATTACCTGGCGACGCAGTTGCTTGCGGCGCTGGGCAGCGCTGGCAGCTATGCAACGCTGAGGATTACACAGGTTGACAAGCTGGCTCAGGTTGACGTGCAGGACTGGACAAAGAGTTACGTAGCGCCTTTTCAGATTGTAATGTCGTTTCAGTCGCGCGCCGTGGCCGCCGGTCATGATGGCAGCAGCACGATAAAGCGTGATGTTGAATATTCGGTTGTTGTGATCAGCGTCTGTGAAGGCACGCCAGCAGACGCCACCAGGGATGCCAAGATTTTAGTGCATCGCACCGAGAAGTTATTGGCTACACTCAACTTTGCCGGGGTTGCGGCGACCGATGGATCGCTGTTGCGGGGGCGTCCACGAGGTAACAACAGTATGTTTGCCAGCGTTGTCGAGCTATTCCCGCACCCTAGTCAGAATCGGGCAAACCTGCGGTATGGCGTTGGCACAACAGCATTTTCCATACAGGGATTAACAGTATGACCAGACAGCAAGCTTTGGATTATATCACTACCACGCATGGCGAGGCATTGCAGGATGCGGGCGTTGAATTGACCGATACGCCGCAGAACCTGTTTTACGTGCTGTGGGACGTCATGATCTACGAAAGCGCCGGCGATGAAGCGCAAGAGGCTGAGGCGGATCGCAAAGTGGCGCGGTTGATTGCCGATAAAACGGCGGGGAGTTAATAAATGTCGGCAACATCGGAAGCCAATAGTTTAGGGTCATTTTTTGCCGTTGGCGTGCAGAGCGCTAAAGGCACGGCGGCTACAACGCTGTATCGGTTGATTGCAACCGAGAGCAGTCTCGCGCCAGAATTTGAATACCGTGACACGCGGCTAGAACATCCTAGCGCCGGCGGGACAACCTCGTGGGCGCGGGCGCACGCTGACCAGGTAACAGGCTACATCGGGCGTGCAACGGTCACGTTCCCATTGCGGCCAAAAGGGATCGTGCCGGTATTGCAGGCCACTGGCTACCAAGTGGCGACCGCGGGGAGCGCCACGCTAGGCTACACGCACACGTTGACGCAGGGGACAGACACCGCTCACAAGTGGGTGACGGCCATGTGGGAGGTTGAGGACAGCGACGGCGCCTATTACGTCCGTGCTGTCGATGGCCGCTGTACATCGTTGTCCATCAGCGTTAGCACTGACGAAATCATGTGTACCGCCGAGTTTGGCTTTTTGACATTGGCGGCATTTTCCGGCACACAACCAACGTATGTGACCGAACAAGCTGACGAGATCGTACCTTGGATTGGCGCACGTACTGATATTGACATTGGCGGCTACACCGTAATCGAGGTCATCCGCGCCGCCGAATTCACATTCACCAACGCGTTACGTGAGGATGACAAAGCGCTTTGGTCGCAAGCCCGCGTCAATATGCAACGCCAGTCGATTGACATTCAGGCGTCATTCAGCGAAATCAACGCCAGTGATTCCATTTACGAATCATTGTATTACGGCGCTGACGCGGGGACGACCGTGGCGACGGGGCCGATACGGGGCAATATCGACGTTGAATGGCGTAGCGCCGACAACATCAGTGGCACATCGCCGTTGATCCCGTTTGAGTTCCAGTTCATTGCGCCGTCCGTCCAGTGGCAGCCGGGGGACGCACCGAGCGCCAGCGGTGACGATCTGATCACCATGAGCGCGGATGGCTACGTGCTGGGTGACGTGGCGACGCCATCCACCATTAAAGTTATCAACAATGTGGCGACCTACTAATCATGAATCTCAATAACTGGCAACGCACTGAGCCGGTAAGCCTGTTTGTCTCCGATGGCGAGATGGAGCAGGAATACCGGTTGACCTTTGGCACTTGCAGTAACTTTGATATTGGCCTATTCAATCGTCGCCGCGGGCGTGTGTTTGAGTCCATGCGCACCACCTACGGCGACGACTGGATCAAAAACGACGAAGCCATTGTCATGCAAGGCGTGATGATTGCTCATGCGATGGTGATGGCGGCGCTCAAGCGGGTGGAAGTCAAGGATGGCGACGCCTGGACGGAAACCAAGCTGCCCGACGCCTGGTATGATGCTGAACGCTTTGCGCGTGAGGTTCCCGCCGGCATGATGGACGTGCTGACCGATGCCGTGATCGATGCTGGCAATCCTGCACGCCTGTTCTCGTTTATCCCCAGCGGAGACGAGGAAAAAAAAGTGCTGCGGCTGACCGTGCAGCCGTCAAAGAACTAGCGAAGGCTATTGTCGCGGCGGAAGCGGCGGCGAAGGAAGATAAGCCGAAGCGCCCACCGTCGCCGGCAGAGTTACGGGCAAAGGCGAAAGAGGAAGAGTTTGACGGCTTATGCGATCCAGACTTTATCGAAACCGTTTATGTACCCTGGTATGTTCTCGGCGGTGAGCAGCGAGGATTCTCGTACACTGAAATCGTGTCTATGCCACCCGCGCACAGACACGATTTTCTGTATGTCAATCGGGTAATCGGTGACGAGCGAGACAAGGCGAAGAAGGCCAAACCGGTGAAACCGAAGGGGCGGCGGTAGACATGTTCACCTTAACCACAAACGCAAAATTTGACGAGCTTGAACGCCTGATCGGCAAAATCGCCCGTCCCGGCGCCGGTGAGACACGGAAAATCGCTGATGGTATCCGGCAAGAGTTTCAGCGGAATTTTAGCACCGAAGGGCGCGCGTCCGGCGACCCGTGGAAGCAGTTACACCCCGTAACCGTTGCTACTCGCACAAAATTAGGCTGGCCCAGTCGTCGCCCAATCTTGGTGCGCACCGGCAAATATCGCGCCAGCTTCGTGCAGCGTGGCGGCCAGCACATCGAGTCAATCACCACAGGCGGCGCGGGATTACAAATTGACGTTGGTAGCCAGTTAGCGAACCGTATCCACGAGCGCGGCGGCGTGACAAGCATTCCGAGTTTACAGGAGGGGCGTAGCGGATGGATGCACGTTGGCGGCGCTCGCAGTGTGTTTGTACCGCAACGCTCTGTCTTGAATCTGGGCGACGAACAGGAAGCGCGATTGGCGCGCATGGTTGACTTTGTAATTGAGCAAATCGAACGCCGGGAATGGCGGTAACTATTTCCTGGTTAGCGGATTAGGGCGCGGTGCTGGTGGCTCTGTTGACTCGACCTTGGCGATGATGGCTTTTGGCGCATCGCTGGTGCGTTCGGCAGCAATGGCCTGGAGTAGTTCAGTTTGGCGCTTGAGCAAGTCAACGATTTCGCCAATGCGAAAATACCAGAGAACTATTTCACGCAGGACGACAAAGGCGAATCCGGCCAAAAGCAGTACGACGCCTGTAATAATCAGGCCACTAGATGAATCCATAGCGGTTTCCTTTCGTTTTTATTGATTACGCTAATTTTAGTTTGCCACCCCATTAGTTTTTTGTCAACTGAGATCAACTATGCCTAGCAGAGAGCTAATATATCGCGTTTCGGTTCAGACGAGTGACGCGAAGCGTCAAGCGCAAAACATGCGGTCTGTGTTTGAGGCCGAACTGCGCCAAATCAATGTCGGCAAACTCGACACCTCTGGACTAAAGGCGGCACAGGGGCAAGCCAAGTTGTTTGCGGCGGAAATGGAACGTGCCGTCAAGGCTGGCGATCTGGGACAACTCGATACCTCCGGCATTCAGCGGGCGGTTAGCGAAGCGCAAGCGTTGCGCACGGCATTTGAGCAGGCGGGCAACGCCGCGGCAAACGTTCGGCCACCATCAGTTGGCGGTGGCGGCATCCCTAGCGGGTTAGCTGGCGGCTTACTAGGCGGCTTTGCTGGTGGCATCGCTATCAATGAATTAAAGGAATTAGGGCAACAGTTATCCGAAACGGCGCGGCGCGGCGCTGTCTTTCAGCAGTTAGGTGACGTGCTAGACGATTATACGCGCAGTGTTGGCACCAACGCCAGCGCCATGATTGACGCAGCGAAGAAGGCCGCGCAAGGGACGATCTCCGAGTACGAATTGATCTTAAATGCGAATCGCGCGATTCAATTCGAGGTCGCCAAAACCCCCGAAGCTTTCGCAAAACTAATTGAGCTTTCCACGGCGCTTGGGCGAGCGCAGGGCATAGCCGATACGCAGGCGTTGGAGTTCTTGACGACCGGTCTAGCGCGTGAGAGCCGGCTGATTTTGGATAACTTGGGCCTGATCATTGACCTGGAAGCCGCCACGAAACGGTACGCCGAAACGATAGGCAAAAGCGCCGATCAGCTAACGACCGCCGAGCGGAAACAGGCATTGTTGGAAGAAGCTTTTCGCCAGGGTGCAACTGCTATTGAAGCGAACCGGGATGCCGCCGATAGCGCTGCCACACAGTTCGAGCGGCTCGATGCCAACTCACAAAACTTACGCGATCAGCTAGGCGAATTGATCGCCCAAGGCAGCGCCGCTTATATCGCAAGTTTGGCCGATGCGCTAGAACACGCAAGCAATGTGTTAGATGGGCGCGCTGAGCTTCCCGGCTGGTTGGAGGGCATGGGGCAAGCAGCGCTGGATGCGGCCAACGGCATGGAGGCCCGCACGATTCAGACGGAGGTGCTACGCCAGGCGATGGCCGTTCTTGGTGCGTCAGTGGTTGGATTTAACGAAACCGTTCGCGCCGGAGCAGCAAAGGAGCTTACTGACGCCTTCGATCAAATGGAAGGCGTCGTGACCAATGCCGGTGTCGCCATTGACATGACCGGCCAAAAGGCCAAAGCGGTTAGTGCCGAGATTCTCACGTTGTACGGGGATCAGGAATCATCAATCAATAAGGCTCTGATGGGCCGCGCCGAGAAATCAGTCGATACTATCGGGCCGGATCAGGCGCTGGCACAATACCGGCAGGCAAAAGCAGACGCTGAAGCCGCCTTGCAATCGTTGATGGATGCCGGCGTCACCGATGCCACAGAACTACAATTCCGCAGTGCTGAAATCCTAACAAGCCTGCTTGTGCCTTTCGATGAACTAGAGGCGCGCGCCAATCAAATCGACTTTTCCGCAATGAGTGGCGCTATATCCAGTCTCAACGCTGGCTTTGTCGATTTTCTTCCCGGCGTATCATCGGCGCGGGAAGAATTGGCGTCTCTGTCACAGGAGATGATGTTTTCCTCAACCGTCACGGCGGAACAACTTGCTCAGTTTAAATACCTCTCCGCCGTCGCCTACAGCGTGGCCGATGGTGGCAGTCAACTAAGCGCGGTCATCAACGATTTGGGCAATGACTTTTTGGCGTCCAACGCGTATGCCGCCGAACTTGTCAATCAACTGGTTTTGACCGAAGCTGCTTACCGCAACGGGGCAATCACTGGCGACATTTACGCCGGGGTGACGGCCACACTAACGGGAAAACTGCTGACACTGGCGCAAGGCGCTGGCATTGCCACCGGTGCGATTTACGCACTCAATAGTGCGCAGGCTGACATGGCATCACCGGCGGGGCGCGCTATCGGTGGCAGCATCGCCAACCGCATCCAGTCGCAGCAGCAGGCCAGCGGGCGCGAACAGAACCGGCGCGAAATGGAGCGCTATAACAGAGATTTGGCACGGTCGCAGGAACGGTCAGCGGGCCGTGCTGGCAAACTGTTGGAAGACGGCGCCAAAAAAGCCAGCCAGGAATTAAGGTCAGCACTTGACAAAGTGCCGGGGCTGTTTAGCGCGTCGCAGGTCACTGAGCAGGATATGAAGGACACCGAGTTGGGTGTCTATCAGGAAAAAGCCGATGAGTACCTGCGGCGCCTGCGGGATGAGGTGCAAAACGGCAACGACTGGGAAGATGTGAGCCTGGAAGAAGCGCGGGCAGGGTTGGAACGCGCTGGACTGGAAGTGGGCAGTACGGCGGAGCAAACGGTGGCGCTCTTGGAAAAGGCGATCAATGACAGTTCGCTTTATTCCGCCGTCGAGAACATCCCCATCTTTATCAACGAAGAAGCGGTCAAATTCACGCAAGAGCTACAGAGCAAAAGCGAGCAGGGCCGCAAAAATATTTACGAGTATTTCGGTATCCAAGTTGACGAGGCGGTTGGCGCAGCGACGGGTGGCGGTGGCGGTGGTGTTGCGGTCAGGCCACCGGAGCTAATCGACATTGATCCGTTTACTGATGGCGTACAGACCGGGCTAGATGAATACGTGGCCGCCAGCGGTGAATCTGTTCGTGAGCAGATAGCAAACGCGACCCGTCCCTTTTTCAATCCTGACGAGTTATTCTTACCCGGTACTATGGGGGCGGCAACTAAGCCGGGGGGGGCTGGTGCTACTGACGCCATTGCGCAGGCACTAGCACCGCTTGTGTCGGCAGTCACCGGCATACAGGGTGCAAAACCTCAGCCGGCAATTACCCCAACTGTGGATGGCGCGGCACTACAGGCAGAGCTTGACAAGTTGCAAATTACCATTGCGCCCACGTTGGCGGCTGACGCTGGGCAAAAAATCGCGATGGCGCTTGGCGATCAGTTGGGGCAACAGTCTGCTGTCCTCATCTCGCATGGAGCCGTCATCGGTAAAGCGTTCCTGGCAGGCATACAACAAACGCTATCGACGGATAGCGAAGGTAACGCCACCATCGACATCGCCGGCTTTATTGCCAACAACCTGGGCACGCAGGCGCAAACCTTCATAGCGCAGGGCAAGGGGATCGCTAGCCTGCTGCAACAGGGTTTGTCCGAGGGCATGGCACCGGCGGAGGGTGAAGCGGCAACCGGCGGCATGGCTATGCAGATTTCCAGCATCACCCTGGCCGAAGGCGTGCGGGCACCGGATGTGTCGGTGATGGCGAAAATTGACAAATTCGCCATTGACCAAACAGCGTTGCTTGACGCTGATCTATCCATTGCGCCAACCATCGATTTGCAGGCGGTCAGCGAAGAACGGGAAAAAGCGAAGCGGGCGCTAACCTTCCTCATTGAACCAGGATTGGCATTGGCGGAGGCGGATCGGGCCGGCTTTATCTCCAACGTAGAGGCCATTCGTCCCGTCGTGTCGGTGCAACTCGCTTTGCCCGAACAGCAAACCAACGCCGCGGTGGACTTTTTCGCCTTCGATGGCTCCATTCCCGTGGAAACGGTCAACCGCGCCGACCTGGTGACGTTCACCAATGTGCTACCGGTGGAACAGGTCAACCGCGCCAAGCTGGTGGTCTTCCTCAGCGAGTTGCCCACCGAGCAGATTGACCGGTCAGCGCTGGTGGCGTTTGTCAGCGAAGTCAGCAAAGAAGAGATCGACCGCTCTGGGCTGGTGTCATTCCTTAGCGAACTGCCAACAGAGCAGGTAGACCGGTCAACGCTGATTGGATACATCAATAGTCCAGCCACGGAGACTGTTGATCGCTCAGAACTAATCTCCTTTGCTAACGCGCTACCAGTAGAAAACATTGACCGGTCGGCGCTGATTTCTTTCTTGGGTAGCGTACCGAGTGAAGCGGTGGATCGGCAGACGCTTGTCTCCTACCTCAACAGCGTACCAACTGAAACCATTGACCGTGCCAACGTAGTGGCGTTCCTGGGCAATGTGCCAAGCGAACAGGTAGACCGCACCGCGCTGGTTGCCTACATAGGCGCCGTACCAATTTTCACGGTTGATTTGTCGAAGGTAGTAGAGTTTGCTGGCGAAGCGGTCAAGGCAGCGCAAGACAAGCTGTATAGCTTTTTATATGGCCCGTCACCCGAAAGGCCAGATACCATGCCTGGGATTACCGATTCTGGGCCATACGCTATCGACATTCAGGCGCAACTTTCACCGGCGGCCTACCAGAGCTATCTAGACTATAAAGCGGAGGTTGAGGCCAACCCGCCGACGATTATGCCGATGCTCCAAGCGCCTGGTCAACGGCTGGGCGATGTGGAATCGTTAGGCACGGTTGATGTGACAGCCAACATTACCAAATTTGATGTTACGGCCCAAATAGACGAAGCGGCGCTTGCTTCGCTGACCGCGCCGATAGTCTACGCGCCGCAGAGTGATGCGCAGGCGGACTTCATCACGCCATTGGTTACTGGCCTGACAACCCAGATCGGCGCTAACCAAGATCAGATCGGTGCGCAGGGGGCCAGCGTTGCGCAGATTATCATTGCCGGGATGATTGCCGCGTTCCAGGGGACACAGCAAGGCGGCGAGACAACAACCGCCATTTCAGACGCATTGTTCTTTGCGGTCAATACACAATTCACAACAGCACAAAGCTCTTTTTTCACAGTTGGGGGCATTCCCGCCGTCGCCGTTGAAAGCGGATTTAAGGGCTACGCCTATGACGGGTTGTCGTCGGGATTGCTGGACGCGCTCACAAACGGCATCCGCGCCGACGCTGACGCCTACATGCAGCGTGGCGCTACCATTGCGGGGTATGTGCAGAAGGGTATCGGTGACGGCTTTAGCAGCGACATTGGCATCCGTTCGGCGGTGACAGCCGGGGGCGTCTGGGGCAATGCGTTTGTGCAAGGCGCGCTAAACGCCATCAACGCAGCGGGCTTTGTTGACCAGATCACAACGGCGGTTGTGGATGGCATTACCGATCAAGTGGAGCAGCCTTAGCATGGATAAGGTAATCAGTGACATCGGGCGCATCATCGTGGAGAGCCAACTGTAACGGGTCTCCCCACACGGCAAGGAGCCGCCACTGGTTTAGCGACCCCCTATGAAGCCAAATGGCACCAGCGGCGGGAGAAATAGCAGGGAAATTATCGAGAGAGCAGACTGATTCGCCGTCCATGCCAATCGAAATACCAAAGGTGTAAATGTCCGTCGCATCGCACAGGATAACATCGCAATCAACGGGATAGGGCTGGAAGTAGAAGCGCCGAGAATCGCTATCATAGCGAAAATCAATGCTTCGCAATTCGGGCATGAATCGCTGGGGGATGCTGTCAGGATCAATTAGATCAAGAGAGTCGCTCATGTGTCTCCTTTTGCAAATATGAATCTAGATTAGGGCAATTATACCATGCACTTGGGTGGAACAGATATTCCAGCATCAATCGAAAACGGCGGCGGCGCTTACCTTATCGACCGCGCGCTCCTGGGCAAAAATGGCGACGGGGAGGCCATCGTTGGTGGTTACTACACCGTTACCTGGACATTCCCGCAAATGTCGCTGGCTGATTTTACGTGGATTTGTTCGACGCTGCTAGGTGGCGCGGCCAGTGTAACGTATACCAGCGCGCAGCTATTCAACAAGCTTGGCGTGCTGACCACCTACACCAACGCCGTAGCGCACGAACCAACGTGGGGCAAGGCGCGGGGTGGGCTGGTTGAGGATGTGACGTGGATTATTGATCGGATACGTTAATGCCAGCCATCATCAAGCCAGAAAACGATTTTCGCATCTACATCGGCCCGCATCATCTGCACTACAATTGGAGCGGCTTAAACCTGGGCGCGACCTTTGCGGCTGGGCTTTTCGCGCAACGCACCACCACGGCTACGCAATCGAGTGGCGCTACGACGCTGACCGTCAACGCGGTGGCAAGCTGGCCCACGGCTGGCGGTGTGTGGGTAGGGCCAAATGGCAGCGGTGAATCGTGGGAGTATGAGCGCTTCCCATCACGCGCCACCACCACATTGACGGTAGAGCGCGAATCGTCCACCGACCGTGAGCATAATGGCGTCCACACCAGCGGGGCAAAAGTCTTTTGCTTCTACCCCGTCACCACCAACGATGGCACGCTGAATATTACCGACGAATGCGACGACACCGTAAGCGCTATCACCTGGCGCGCAACAGCCAGCGGCGTACTGGCTCCACAACATGTGCTACGCAACGGCCATGTAGTTGTCGTCACGCTGTCCGAGAACGGTGGCGCTTATACAATCTTCTTGGTGGGCTTTGTCCAGAATCCGCAGATCACCGACGACTATGGCAGCAATGCACGGTGGACATTCGACATTGTGTCATCGGCGGCGCTGGTAGCAGAGGAGGAGGCCAGTGGCGTGCGGGTTGGCAATGCTGACCTAGCCGACGCCGGTAGCGCTTCATCATCGCCAGAGTTGGTGTTACCGTTTGACGAACGGTTCAGCGGCGACTTTACTGCTGCGGCGCCTGACCTCAGTGCGGCATCGGCTATCGATGATGACCTATCCACAATTTGGATTGCTGAACATTTCACCGGCACCGACATTTGGTACACGGCCAGCAATAGCGATCCGGAGAACAATTACACGCTGCGGTTTGAGCATTTATACCTGAATCCGCCACCAGCGGCGGGGCCGGGGGCGCGCTTCATCGGAATGTCGGTAATGTCAAACGCCAGCATTCGCGGCATGGCGCTCAATAGTGCAAACGGCGGTGTTGGGCCAAATGGCTGTGAGATTTGGATCTTCAACGGGCCGGGGGACGTGTCACCGGGCCACCGGATTTTCCTTGTGGAAGATGAGGAAGTATTCAACCGGCTGAATCCCTTAGTGGGCGACGCCACAATCTATGAATGGCGTGAGTTTTTCGCTCACATTCTGCCCATCGGTGGCGAGTTCTGGCTGCGGCTGGGCGAGTTGAACATGTGGCAAGCGCGTGTCCGCTGGGGGACTGGTAACGGTAACGTGCAGCACCCCGATGCACCGTCACGCACCTGGACGGGGGCCACGGTCACGGCGCCGGCGCTGGGGCAAACCATGCGCTACCGGCACAACATAACATCCGGCACCGCCGCGGCGCGCTGGCAGACCGGCTACATCCGGCACACCGGCTACAACATTGACGACGATGATCCGATCTGGATCATGGTGGCATTGCCGGGGCTTGGGCTGACGCTGGCACAAAGCATGACTAGCACCGTACCAGGCAATGGGGAATTTTTGTACATCAATGGCCCAGACGATAAATGGTCAACGGACGGATTGCCCGCATCTGGCACGCTCTTTGTTGGCGACGAAAAGATTGCCTACAGCAGCAAAACCGAATCCTATGTCGTGCTGGCGGCCAGTAGCGCGCGCGGCTCTGGTGGCACCACTGCCACGGCGCATAACGCCAAAGACGAAGTTTATGTCATGGACGGCAGTACGCCGACCGACGCCTACTTAATCAAATCAGTCGGCTGGAATGGTGGGGCGAGTACGATTTACCCGAAGTGGTTCAAGATTTACACATCCAACTTGATTGACAACGTTCGCACGCCGGATGACACCGATTATGTCAACGACTGGACGCTGCGCGTCAATGTCACCAACAACACCGCCAGCAGCTACACACACGCGCTGAGTAATATCCGTGTCAAGCATGTGCTAATCGAAATTATGTCGATGACCACTGATCCAGCACGGCCACGGCTGACAGAGATCAACGCCCTGGTAGATTCGTCGTTGCATAATGCCGCGCAGTGGTTGGCGGCTGACACAAGCGCCGGCGCGCTCATCTCGCAAATTCTACAAACGGCGGGTATTTGGTCGGGCGCTATCTCGCACAGTGGCACGGCTACATTGTCGGAGACGACTACGGCCACGGATAACGCATGGACAGTGGTCACGGACATTGCCGAGTATAGCGGCAGCTTGGTTAGTGTGGCGCGTGATAGCAAATTTGTCATTAGTGCCAACCCGTTTTGGACGGGGACGCCAACCGTTGTGACTACCTGGAACCGCACGAGTGCATCTACAGTGCAAAAGAGCTTTCGGCGCAATAGTCCAGTATCGCAAGTGATTTTACCGTGGAAGACACCCAGCGGATCGTCTAGCGGGAAAATCTACTATCCACAGCTACCAGGACGTGGCACGCGGTTAGAGAAAACCGAAACCCTGTACGCCAGTAGTTCAGCAGCGGAGGGAGCGGCGCGGCGGCTGTATTTCATGCGCCTGTACCCATTTGAGGCAAACGTTACAGCGGCGGGTCAGGTGGTGGACAAGCGCGCCGGGGAAGCACACCAAATGGTGTGGCAGTTCACTGGCGACATGCAGCCATTAGAGCGCCTCTACCTGTGCTTGTCGGCGGATCACCGGTTAGAGGATGGCTTTTGGTCATCGTCGTTTCGGCTTATGCAATACGGTCACGAGAGTAATTTCTAAATGGCAAATGCAAAGACGGCAATCAAGCGGCTGAAAAATGCACTTGATAAAAAGTATGAGGTTAGCCAACCCGCTCCGGTTGCGGGGGCTGTGGGTGATGGCAGGCTTTTTATCGACGGCCAGTTATACAACGGCGCTATTGCCGGCGTGACACAGGTTGTCAACGTGGGACGCCCCGCCGCGGCACAATATGCTGCGAAGACTGGCGGTGGCGTCATCGTGCAGTCAGGCGGCGGTAGTGCGGTCAGCGCTGGCAGCGGCTCTGGGCCAGATGTTACGGCGCTATCACTATTGACGGTTGTTGGCGAGGCGGCGCTGACCAATGACCGCTACCTGGACGTATCAACTGCTCTGACCAAGACAGACGGCGGTGCGGGCGGGGCGCTCACCATCGGTATGGCGACACCTGGCGGCCTGAGCGTCTCATCTACCAACGTGGCGACCGGCAACCACACGCACGCCATCGCATCGTCATCGGCACCGGGGGCGGCTGCGTCCATTCTGGCGTCATCGGCGGCGGGGCTGCTGACGCTGCCGAACTTTACCGCCACGACAGGGGTACGTACCCCGCTAATCGACACGGCTAGCGGCGGGCTGACAATTTCACCAGCAAACAACACGACGACCATCAATGGCAGCGTTACGATGCAACGTAGTGGGACGCTTGTTTCTGCAAGTCTTTTCGCCGTTGGTGACACAGGGAGCATTTACCCGCGCCTTGCCATGCACCGAGCGCGCAATGTGTTAGGCAGTGAAACGGGCGTTGTATCAGGCGACATTCTGGGCGCTGTCTCATTTCGCGGGCATGACGGCACAGCTTATCCGACCGCCAGTAATGCCGAGATTCGGGCGGTAGCGTCGGAGAATTTTACCACCACGGCAGAAGGGACGAATCTTCGATTTTTTACCACCGCAAGCGGTACGGTCACACTATCGGAGCGCCTGCGCATCCATAACAGTGGCAACGTGAGCATCCTCAACACGACCGATAATGGTTTTGCCCTAGACGTGACCGGCACGGCGCGAGCATCCACGAGTTTGACGACGCCACTACTGACGACGGCGACCAACGTTGATTTGGTCATCAATCCTGCTGGAACGGGGGCGGTGCAATTTCCGAATAACCAAACGTTGCGCACGTCCACTTTTGACGGCTGGGCTATTCCCTATACAACCGGATTCCAAATTAACGAGTTTGCTCCTGTCCCCGGCGGAAGCGCCAGTGTCCTCACCATCGGACGCATTCAGGCTGACGAACTCAACGTGCGCGTATTCGTCGCTAATGAAACCCGCGTTGACCGTGGTGACGAATTTTGGACAAAGAGCTTTGGTATTGTGGCCCTGGGATTCACTACGCCCGCATCTATTGGTGGCACCGTTTCAGTCAAATTCGAGAATAGCCCGGCGCTGGCTGGCGCGATCTTTGCTAATAATGACTGGTTGCTAATCCGCAAGTTAGAAATCGATAGCGGCTTATCATTGTTTAACGTGTGGGGCCAAGTGGCAACCTACGTCAATAATGGCGACGGGACGCAAAACTGGACATTCACCCTGCGCGGCGGGCCAACCAGCAAGCTGATCGAAAAGGGGAGCCTGGGTATCGACTTTGGACAGGCGGGCGCGGGCTTGATTCATTTGTCGGTTGTGGACGCCAGCGGATCACCTTATATCAAGCTGCGCAAATGGGTATCCGGTAGCGACCCGATGACCATCAACGGTCCAAACTTCAAAACCTATGTGCAGATCGGAAACTTAGACAGCGTTAGTAACAGTTATTACACGCCATCCGGCTATGGACTGTATGTGCAATCTGCAAATGACGATAGCCGGTTCATTGTGGCTGACGACAACGGGTTGCAGATTCGTGGCGCGTCGTTCAAGATGTACAATTCGACGCTGCAAACTGTGGACATTAGCGCCACCAACGGCAGCATAAAGCTTGGCACTGACATCAGCAGCGCCGCAACCACCTCGTTTGACTTCAACGGCTCAACGGGCGATCTGGCGATTACCGGCGATTTGTACACGGGTAAAGTTTATTTGCTTCGGGCTAGTGGACTTAACACCGAACAGGATGTATGGGGTAGCTGGGACAATCGGCGCGCCTTGCAATGGTGGCCGAATCTAACCAACATGACTGGCGATCCGTCGCTATCCATGTACACGGGCAAGCACAGCGGTGGGTCATTCCCCAATCAAAATTGGGCATACATTGACAGCAACCCAACCGGCGGCGTATTAGCCAGTCTATCCGTGACCGCTCACGGACAGGGAACAGGGACGGACGCTACCATTTATCTCGAAGGTGGCAGTCAGTCGCTAGCGAGTACGTCAGCGGTGACAATTATAGCAACCGACATTGATCTGGTGGCCGCCGTCGCTGTAACCGGTTCGCTGTCCGTTGGCGGCACTGCTGTCAGCCTTGACGGCCACACGCATAGCTATTTGCCACTATCCGGTGGCACGCTCACCGGCACGCTGACCAGCCGCGCCATTACCCCTAACGCCGATAACACTCACGATCTAGGCGCATCGGGCGCACGCTGGCAGGACGTGTACGCCGTCAACCTGCATGTTGGCACCATCGTTGGCACGCCGTCCTACAGTCACAGTCACGCCGCCAGTGACATTACCAGCGGCACGTTGGACTTTGCCCGCATCCCCACCACCTGGACGGGGGCGCTCACGCTAGACGCCGACAGCGCCGGTACATCCAACTATGTGCGCTGGCTGACGCAAACCAGCACCGGCAAAGCCTGGGATCTAATCGGGCGCGCTCATGATTTTGCAACGGCGGCGCAGCAGAATGATATGCTGCTGACCTATTATGATGGGACAACAACCCATATTGCGTTTCAGGCGGATTCAGCCACGCGGGTGATTGATTTCGGGCAAACGCCAACCGTGAGCGGAACGGCGGTTGTCCTGACGAGTCGCACGGTAAGCGCCGGCTCTGGGCTGACCGGCGGCGGTGCGCTCAGTGGCAACATTACCATTAGCCACGATGACACGAGTAGTCAAGCCAGTGTGAACAATTCCGGCATGACCTTTATCCAGGACGTGACATTGGACACCTACGGCCACGTTACGGCGCTGACATCGACCGATGTGTCTACGGTGCTAACCGGCTACCTAAAGGCAGATGGCACGGTAGACGGCGCCACGAGCCAGGCGCAGACATTTACCAATGGCGTGCGCACTGGCAACGGCACGGCGCTAGTGCCAGCGTTTTCGTTTTCAGCCAGTGATAGCACCGGCATTTACCGACAGGCGGTGGATAGCCTGAGTATTGCAACCGTTGGGACAGAGCGGCTTCGTGTCAACGCCAGCGGTCAAATGAGCATCAACGGCGCGCCGATCACCGGGTATGTGGTGACAGCACGACCGGCGACCGGCCAAACGGGGGGCATGACGCTGGAAGGCACCTACGCCAGCGCCGGGTTTTTGTTCAATACCTCGGCCATTTTGCGCCACGCCGCTGACACGACCATTCAGGCGATGCGCTGGGTTCCGACCGAGGAGCCGCAGGGCGCTATCACCACCTTTGTCAACATGAACAATAACCTACGGCTTGACAACAGCGCATTCAACGTGACCAATGTCCGCCTGGTTCAAGGTCAACTGTTGAGCCAAGCGGGATACACCGGCGCCATTACGTCGCTGTCGATGTTTCACGCGCTGAACGCCAGTTTGGGCGGGGCAACGCTAACCAACCAATATGGCTACTATTGCGCCGCGTTATCGGGAGCAACGAACAACTTTGCGTTCTATAGCCTCGGCTCAACGCCGTCGTCATTCGGCGGCACGGTGTACATCGGCGGCGACGCAGAAGTAACGGGCGACGTACTGGTCGGGTCCGGGTCGGCATCGCTCCCTAGCATTGCGGCGCTGAGTGACACCAACACAGGGCTATACTGGTCAGCAGCGGATACGTTGGCGGTGACGACCGGTGGCGCACAGCGGGCCACGTTCAGCAGCGGCGGGGTCACGGTTGCCGGCGCGCTGACTGTGCCAACCATCAACACGGCCAGCGGCAATTTGACGCTGACACCCGCTGGCGGCACGGTAGCCGTATCGGCGGCGCTTACAGTCGGTACTACTGCCACCATTACCGGCGTGACCAGCATCGCCAGCGGCAGTGTGGGCGCGCCGGGGCTAACATTTACCGGCGACACCAACACCGGGCTTTACCGCAGCGGAGTAGACGCCTACAGCTTGGTAGCTGGTGGCGCGGCGATTATCAATGTCGGCGCGACGGGGGCCGGTGTTAATGCCGCCTACGACAACACGGCAGCACTCAAAGTGCAGTCAGTCGCCAACGATGACATCACGCTTTTCCTCAAACAGAAGAGCGGGCAGACGGCGCGCATGTGGCGGGTGGAAGACAGCGCCGGTCAAGAGTTGATCGTGCTGGACAGTGCCGGCAACTTGCAAAGCGGCAATCCGGGATTCTACCCTGGGCTGAAGGGATGGCAAATCGCGCCAATCGGTAACGCCGAATTTAATAACATTACCGCTCGTGGTGAATTGCACGCCAGTATTTTTGTTATGGATGAGTTTCATGCCAGCGGCGGCACGCTCTACATTGCGCCGGCAGGCAAGTTGGAACTTGACGCCACGGTGTACACGACCACGGGCATTGAAGCTGTTTTTGATATTCGCACCACCAGCGTTAGTGGTAGCGGTAGCCAGTTCGACATTCGTACAACCAGTGGTAGCGGTAGCGGTAGCCAATTTACATGGCGCACCATCGAGAACTATTTCGAGATCACTGATCCGCCATCGGGCCATGCAATGATTTTGTCTCCCGGTGACATTGTCCGCTGCAAGGCGCTGGGTTTGTCTGTGGGTATCGATTTGTGGGATGTGTGGGGCGTTGTTGGTCGTGTCGAAGATATGACCGATTATTACCGCTACTACTACGAGCGCAAATCGGGTGGGGCGGATGGCTTGGTTATTCCAGCGGGGACGGCCATTATCAGCTATGGTGCGCCAGGGGACGGGCGCATTTACCTAACCGCCGATCAAAACTATGCGCCGTACATGCAGGTGTTTTTGTCGGGTGCGGAACCGTGGAACGGCCAGATCACGCCAACGGTACGGATCGGGCGGCTAGACGGTGTTGGATTGCCGGGGGTAAGCGGGATTGAGCAGCATGGGATTGTGCTGAGTTCCGATCTCAGCAACGCCAGCGCGCCTTACCTGGTGGCGTCCAATCTACAAATGTTTCAGTATAAGATTGACAGCGAGTGGAACAACGGCAACCCCACGGCGCGAATTACTGCCGATGGAGCGATGAAGTTAGGGACAGACATTGACAGCGCAAGCACCACAGGCTTTGACTTCAATCCAGCGACCGGCGCGCTAACCATCGGGAGCGCATCCTATCCCGGCACGGTCACGGTCTATGGCAGCATCACTGTCACCGGTGGCAGTGGCTACGGCAATTTTAGTGACAAACCAACGTCACTATCGGGCATTAACACAACCGAGGGAACCAAACTTAACGCTGGGCTAGACACGAACGGTAGTCTGATCACCAAAGTGTTGCCTGGATCAACCATTGGCACGCCCGCGGGGGCTGGCCTGTTTCTCGGTAGCGACCGCATGGGCTACTACAACGGAAGCCGCTGGTTGACACACATGGACAACACCGGCGCTTTTACGTTTTCGTCGGCCACGGCGGCAAAGATCGCCTGGGACGGAACCGACCTATACGGAACAGATGGCACCAATGTTCAATGGTACGCGAGGGCCAGCACGGGCAAACTTTATGCCGGCAGTGGTACAGTGGTACTGGATCGCACCGGCATCCTGGTCGCCAACAGTGGCACATCAGCGGGGATTACACTACACCGCAACGATACGTTTAGCAGTAGCACCAAGAGCGGGCGTCTGTGGGCGTTGTCGGACTTGTCGCCCGCGCGCGTCTATTTTTCAGCGGGGAGAAGCATTAGCGAAGACGGCGATGCCAGCAACGCGACTGGCATCATGGATATCGTAGCGTACAACAGCAGCGGTGTCGCTGCTGCCATGCTATCCCTGAGAGGTGACAGTGGCGCTACCACCGTCACCGGCGATCTGGATATGAACGGTAACGACATCATCGATGCTAACAATTGTTGGGCAATGCGAAGCACCGCTGCCCTATAAGGAGGATGAACATGCCACGATATTTAGAGCAAGCAAACGAATGCACCGATCCGACAACCGGCGATTTCTTGTGGGTATACGACGCAAGCGCCGGGGCGACGGACAAAGACCGAAAGGTGAATATTAGCCGGTTTGCAATTCTGGCGAATGCACAGAGCTTTACGACAACGCAGACGGTGGCTCCGGCCACGAACGCCAACGGACTGAATATCAATATGCCCGTATCCAATACGGCCAGCGGGTTGCAAATTCTATACAATAGCACATTAGCCTTCAATTTTCTTGCCCAGCCCGCGGCCAGGGCGCTTCAGGTCAGCGCGTTCGATAACGGTAGCAGCGTTGGCGCCAATGTCCAGATCGGGCACAATAGCAATGCCAGTACACCGGCGGCGGGGCATTTGCTGATCTACAACAGAAATGCCTCCTATTATTCCATCTGGCCGGATGCGTCCGGCAACCTGCGGATCGTCAACAGCGCACAGCCAACCAATGCTACGGACACGAGCGGGACAGTGGTTGGCGCACAGACGAGCCATGCAGCACTTAAAGAGGACATTACACCGTGGAATGGAGATGGTGCGCTTGACGCCGTGCTGGCGTGCAGGCTGTTTGGCTATCGGTTCAAGGGCGATGAGAGCCAGCGTCAATATCATGGCATCGTCATCAATGACGACGACCGGGGCGCGTGGTTCAGCGAGAATGACGCGGGCAACCAAACACCAGCACTAAACGAACGCAACTTGTTTGGCTATCTGATTGCCGCCATCAAAGAGCAGCAAGCACAGATTGATGAATTAAAGGAGAAGTTGAATGCTAACTAGACAAATGTCTGAACAAATCCAACGATATTGGGAGCAGTCCCAAGATCCTACCGTCTCGCCAGTCCTACAGTTTGAGGCCATGCTACGCGCTGGACTGCTGTTGGCACGTGCTACGATCAACATCGTGGACGCAGCGCAGAACCATTGGGACAATAGCGGGGCCGGGGCGGCAATCCTGGCCGCTACGAATGGGGAGACGGCGGGTGATGGACAATATGATGTGGAGTACATTAAGGAGATCCAATTCATGTACCTGTCATACAAAGAATGGTTGATTGCTGATGTAGAGGCAACCTACCTGGGTAATCTCGTCACGGTTGACAAGACACCGCGCAAATTGATTATGCAGGCGCCGGTTGCAATTGCAGCGGAATAGTGCTATAATTGCAGCATGATTAGGCAAACCACAATCGCACTGATTATTGTTTTCATGCTGGCCGCGTTGGCTAACATCGTGGTTGTCCGGTGTCACGAAGAATAGGGTCAAAAAAGGACGTGGAAACGATGATAAACTTTCAGGAACGAAAGAAAACTTTGTCGCAGGACATCAACGCCCAGCAGGCGGAGATTAGACGAATTGAAACCGCGCTAAAAGAGGCGGAAGTGCTGCTGGCACGCCTAGAGGGTGCGGCGCTACTGTGCGACGAATTTACAGCACAGCAGGCTAAGGAGCAGCAGGCGACGCAATAAAACGAACACAGCGCCAACCGGGGTAATGGTTGGCGCTGTGTTCGTGTGGTACTCCCCTATCGTTCCTGGCGCGAGATTTCCAGGGATGACCAAGCCAGTACGCTGGATGAGATTTCGGTATTTTTCCCAGTGGCACGCTCAAGCGACGCCACCTTGATACGCAACTCGCTGTTCTCTCGGTAGAGCCTGGCGTTGTCGGCCAGCACTTTTTCGATAGCGTCGGCATGATCGTCAATAATGCCTTGCGCATAGGAGCGCACTCTTTCCAAGTGTGTCGCCAGCATAGCGGCTGATTCTGGCACCTGGGGGAAAAGAGCGGCTACGCGTGCCACTTCCTCCCCGGCGCGGTTGATGGCATCGCGCACAGTGGCGAAGTGACGGCGGTGCAATTGCTCTTGTCCGATGGGCGTAGCGGCTTTTTGCTCCTCTCTTGCCCGATCTCGCTTCTTGCGTTCAACCTTCTGTGCTTTTTCCTTTTTGGCAAATTCCAGCAGCGTGTCGGGCATCCCAGCATCAACCCACTTTTTTACGTAGGTTGGCTTTGCCGGTGTTCGGCGCGCTTCATCCTGCAATCGATTGCGCTCCGGTAGTGTTAGCGCATATTCACCCGCCAGTTGGTCAAGCTCCGGTCTGGGTGGCACGACATTCCAGAAGGACAGGATGCGGTCAGCCAGCGATTCAACAGGGATATTCCACACAACTGACTTGGCGGCAAACCAGTCGTATAGTTCCGCCTGTTCGCCAACCAGCTGGCTGCGGTCTAACTTGGCATAGAGGCTTTGCGACTGGCGGTAATTTTCCCCACGAAACATTTGCCACAAATGGGCGGCAATTTCCTCTTTCGCGTTTGTGCGGTGTCCCCAATCGGTTTCCCAACTCTTTTCCATCCATTCATAAAGACGGCTATTCTCAATGCTGTGATGTGGTTTGGCGGCCATGATCCGTAGATCCCAGAAGCGGCTCTCCGCAAGGTCAACCAGGACAATACGGATTTTGCCAAGCCCTGCCCGATGCGCGGCCACTACGCGATGTAGACCGTCGATAATTTTGCGATTGTGCAGGCAGACATAAGGCGGGAAAACAATTTGACCTTTGTGCGCCGGGAGAGAATTGATAATCTCCTGGACGTGCGCTTCATTGACCGTCCAATCAACGAGAAGTTCACCGGGATCAACTTCGACAATCGTCATGCTTTCCCGTTCGTTGGCAGTAAAAACATTATCTAAAACTTTGGTGGAATCCACGGTAGCCTCCCTTAGTTCCCCATTCGCTCTTGCGATACATAACCCGCCGCGCAATATTGACGGCTTTCGTAATTCCTAGCGGAACAGACGCCCCACATTGCGCACAAACAGCATTGCTTTCTTGGCGCGAGCAGTCGCCGCCACACCGGATGCAAATGCCCATCGCTTTCGCCGGAAACACACCGGTGCGGTACGGAATGCCCATCATCTTACATTTGTAGGCAATGATGAACTCCGCTTTTGTCCATAGGCGTTTCAGCTTCTTCTCATTGCGCTTGCTGTAAATGCCGTTGGTATCCATCATTGCAATGCCAGCGCCGTGCGTCTTTGCCGTTTGCAGCATTTGGTTGATCAGCAGGTGCAAAAGTTCATCCTGCGCTGATGTGCGATAATCTAGGTAGGAGACCGCCTTGCCCTGCTGCTGCTTGCGACGGATCTGCTTCTGCGCGTCCATCTTCAAATCGAGAATACCTGTTTCGCTCTGGTGCGTTTGCATCAACTCACCTGTTTTGCCTACAATGGCATAGGTTAAGTTGTAAAGCACGTTGTCGGTAATCCCCATGTACCCCTTTGGCTCATAGGGCGCGGGCGCTGGGAAAGCTACCGACACATTGATGTAATAATGACCACGGCGCTTGATAACTTTGGCCGATTTGGGAACGCCATTGCCGTCAAGCATGGCGAGTAGAAACTTACGAAACTGCCAGTGGAATTGACCGCCACGCTTGCCAAGTTCCAACGGCAGCAGCAGCCCGTTGCGCTTCTTGCCCGCCTGGATCGGGGTGACGCCATCCGGGTCATTGCTCCACAGGGTCAGCATGTTCTTTTGCCCAAAGTCGGTAATGCCGGTGCGCTTGTCATCGTTGGGCAGCAGGGGCAAATAAATATAGGGATGCTTGAGGTCGGAGGTAATCAGTAAGTCAAAGTCACGGCCACGCGTGTAGGTCAATGGACGCTCCTTGACGAAGGCTTTGCGACGCATATCGGCGGCTAGGTCACTTTCCCGGCGACGGTCAAGCAGCAGCGCCACCTCGTCTGCAACCTCCGCAATATCAGCGCCGGAACGCAGCGCGCCAGCACGCCCTACTGTATCCAACGTGCCAAATGCGGACAAGGCGCGGGCGCGGGGTTCGTCGGTGACAACGGTTTCCGCCGTCGGCCAGTTATTGAGCAAGTCAGTGCTTTCCAGTTCCAAGTAGCTGGCAATCATGCCGCACACGTCCGAGAAGATGCCGTCTTTTAGTGATGAGGATAGCGGGACGCGCCACTCCGTACCAGTGGGCAAGCAGGGCCGGATGCTATCGGCGTTGTACACGCCTTTACTCGTGCGCCCGTTAGTACGAATGTTGTCCAGGTGTTCATGCGCCCAATCGAGCAAGCGCTGCACCTGGCTTGTGTATTCCTGCATGGCGAAATCGAGTAATTCTTGCTTACGCCGTGTCGGGGTTCGCAGGCGAAACGACACGGTGATGAATGCTTGTTTTTGCATAGACACACCTATATATCACACTTACCTAAATCCTACTTCGCGTACTGCAACTCTGAACCATCCGCGCCACTGCTGACCATACCGTGATGTCACACTTATCTAAATCCTACTTTGCGTATTGCAACTCCACAAACAAGGAAGAATCAACCAGGTCAAGGTAACGTCACACTTATCTAAATCCTACTTTGCGTATTGCAACCTGCTGGCTGGCGCAAGCAACGACACGTCAAGGCGCAGTCACACTTACCTAAATCCTGTTTCGCTTACTGCAACAACAACAACTTTTGGATCGACGTGTCGCTATTCAAGGTCACACTTACCTAAATCCTGTTTCGCTTACTGCAACACCGAATTGCGCAAGGTGTCGCCAAAGGAATGGCATGTCACACTTATCTAAATCCTACTTCGCTTACTGCAACCCGGCACCGTGGGGAAAAGCTGGGTGGCGTAAGTGGTCACACTTATCTAAATCCTACTTCGCTTACTGCAACCGTTCGGTGGCAAAGCTGGCCTGGTGATGGCAACGGGTCACACTTATCTAAATCCTACTTCGCTTACTGCAACTGGCTAAGAATATGCGGATGCCAAAAAATCGACTGATGTCACACTTATCTAAATCCTACTTCGCTTACTGCAACGGCGCTACCTGGACGAAATCGACATTAACCAACTATGTCACACTTATCTAAATCCTACTTCGCTTACTGCAACTGAAGCGCCAGAAGCTCTTTGCATCGCTCACGGTAGCGTCACACTTATCTAAATCCTGTTTCGCGTACTGCAACGAATTGCTGATAGTACGCCAACTGGTCAGGCTGTAGCGTCACACTTATCTAAATCCTGTTTCGCGTACTGCAACCGCACATTCGCAAGACGAAATTTTCGACCCGCATGTATCCGGCACGCCCAATCTCGCAATCTGGGCGGTTCTGTGCGGTCAATTCTCGTTACCATTGACAGATTCTCCGCTCATCATCATCGCCGGTTCTCAACTCACTTTTTGCACAAAAACGGGGGTGGTTTGCGAAAAGGTCAGGGAGTAGGTTTCCCTACTCCCCCAAAACAGGATTTAGCCGCTACACAGTAGCTATTGCCCCCGACCTTTCGGCTCCCTGCGTATCGTCCGCCGCAAATGCAAGCACCAGGGCAGATCGTCCGCGCAAGGCACGGGGCGCGCAGTGTGTGACTACTACGCGAGAAATATCATATCATGAAATATAAACGTTGTCAAGAATCCCTATATGGGGAATTCATACCGATTTTAGATATTTAGTACCCCCTCTTCACTCTCATCACTCTTTTCGTCCGCCGCTCCGTGTGCCCGTGATGCCACTGGCCGCAGTGTGGGCAACGATACGCCCTGGTGCGTTCACCCGTGTGTCTGCGCAACGACAGTGACGCGCTGACCGCTTCCGCCTGCGTCGGGTGGCTACGTTTCCACTCGCAGGCTTTCTTTCGTTGGTGGCGTTTGCTCGCCATGCCCATCTCCTTTCGCATCCTCCCACCTCCCCGCAATCGACACAACCCAGCGTTGCCCGTCCCACCGCATGGCAACGGCTCCCCGCAATTTGGCAGCTTCCCACAAGTTGATGAGGGCGACGGCGGCGGCAACATCGTGGACGTGGCCTAGTTCGTTGGGGTCGGTTATACCTTGCATCTATGCACCTTGCTTCGGGGGGTGCATCGGCATCAACAATTGATACCCATCGACACCATCACCCGCCATGATCATTACCGGTCTGGTCGGCTGCGTCGTTTGCAGGATAACCTTCGGTGTGTCGATGTGCGATAGCGCATCAATCAGAAATTTGGCATCAAGCGCCATTTCGATGGAGTCGCCTTCGATTGCGCACGGCAATTCGCTGGCGTTGTTGCCCATTTCCGCGCTGGCGGCGAACAGCCTCACCTTGCCTTGCCCGTGAATGCTGCCATCCGGTATTACCTGACAGCGAATAATGTTGGCGTTATCGCGCGCAAACAGCAACGCCACCTTTGCTGCTTTGAGTAGGTCAGCCGTGGAAATAACGGTTGTAGTGTTGGCCGACTTTGGCACCTTAGCGCGATAGTTAGGGAATCGGGCGTCGATCAATTCGCTAACAACATCTACCCGCTGCCACTCACCGCCCCCAGTGGCACTGAATAGAATTTGATTGCGCTTTTCGCTGACAACCACATTGATCATGCCGACGCTGCCATCAGCAATGCGGGCCACTTCAGCAAGACTGCGTGCGGGAATGACAACGGCGTTTTTCTCCGTCTCCATAGTGGCCTCACACGATCTCACGCTGAGGCGATAACCGTCCGTTGCGGCCATTGTCAATTTTCCATTGTCAAAGGTGGTTTCAATGCCGGTTAGCGTGGGCCGATTTTCATCCGCTGAGGCGGCAAACGCAACAGACTCAATGGTCTCCGTCATTTGCTTTGCATCCACCGCGTAAGCGTCGCCCGTCACCGTGGGCGAATCGGGGAGTGCTGATTCCGGTTGGTAGGTGGGCAACAGCGGAAATTCGACGGCGTCAATCCCCTTGATGTTGGCCTCAAAGCGGGCACAACTGAGGTGAAGCATCTGGGTGCGCACAGCCAGTTCCATGCCAATGCGCTCTGGCGGTAGGCTGTTGACGTATTCCGCCAACAATCGTGCCGGGATGGTGGTAGCGCCGTCCTCATGCACTTCAGCGGCAATCCAGCAGTTGATGCCGATTTCCCGGTTGGTTGCCGATAGCCGCAACCGGTCGCCGGTGGCGTCCAGAAGAATGTTGCTCAGTACCGGCATGGTGGTACGGCCCGACACGGCGCGCCCGACAATGGATAGAGCGGCGGATAGGTTCTTTTGTGATACGGTTAGTTTCATTTTTGCCTTTCACCGCACAATCATGCGGCCTGTTCGTAAATAGGTTTCTTCGCAGATGGGCAACCCGACGCGACTTGTTTGCGCCAGGTAAGTTTCAGGGCTTACTGTAAGAGGATGAATCGTTAGCGCAATGTCGTCTAACGCCTGATTGCTATCCGCTACACCAAGCACAGTTTCACCGCGCAGGGCCAGCGCCCCCTTGCCGCGGCTTGACACGCCTAGCCCCGCCGCTCGCTGTATCTCTGTCCACGGCGGCGCCCACTTTCGCAATCCCTCAAATGAGGGGAAGTCAGGACTGCGTAGCCGGTTCCATTCACGCTGTGAAATGGGGGCCGGCTGACCATAGGTTTCTATGGCGATCCTCTTCATTTCGCTATAGATGGATTGCCAGAATACGTTACATGTGCGACGATGTTGATTTAATGCTGCAACGTTTTTCGACTGTGAATCAATGCCGCACACGCACCGCATTTATAATCCTTTCTCTGCTCCTTGCTCCTGGTTCGCACGCTGCCACCTCTTCACATGCCCATCCACACCAACACAAGTAAACCACCGTGGGTTCTTTTGCAGGATGCCGCGAACAGCGCCTTCCGTTAATCCTGTCTTGTTGACAATCTCCCTAACTGTCAGGGGCGTTGGTGACTGCGAGACAGCGGTAATTACAATGCCGAGGCTGCCTTTCGTGCGGCTAACCACGCCTAGCCGCCGGGGGTCGGTGTGCTTTTCGTTTGCTTCATCTTCTGGCAATTCGTCTACCACATCGGCAGCGGTCTCCGGCATTTCCAGTAGGTTGATTTTGCCGGCGTTGTGAAGCGCCAGCAGTCGCATAAATTCTTCCGCGGGGCATTCGCCCCAGCCTAAAGCGTGGCGGCGCTCTTGCACCGTGCGAACCGGTAAAGTCGGTACAGGCCGGGATGCGTGACCGAGATTGCGATTTGTACCGTGGGCGTGATGGCTCATGGTTCACGCACCCTCACCAAGTCAACAATGTCGGCGGTGAAAGCGATGGCCTTAATTAGGGCGTAGCTAATAGCGAAGTCGTCGGGATCTTGCATAGACCACTTCGTCATGTACGCCAGCATGTCCAACATTTCATTAATGATTTCCGTCGGGGTATCTCGACCATCATCCGTCATAAGCGTTTGTCCATACTTGGCAATGCCGTAGGCTTCACGGGCGTTGACTAGATCTAAAAGGCGGCTACGGTGATAATCCTGTAAGCGGCTACGCAGTTCAGGAAACACCGGTTCCCCCTCGTGGCGAATTTGGCCAGGGGGGATAGTGATGGCGTGATGCGAATCTGTCGTGATTACGTCTTGCCCGACTCGCGCCGCAACGGTCAATGGTGGCGTGTAGTATTCCAGCGCATGTAGCGCCGTCAGCACGGCTTCCACATCAGCTAGGCATAGTGTTGTTGGTTCGGATGGGGCCATAAAAAACGCCTTGCTAGACAGTGCGCGTTGGCGGGCCTCCTCTAATACCTTGTTAGCCAAGTTCGCCACCTGGATTACAAACGACTCGTTAATTGGTAGTCGCTTCATACTTGCACCTTCTCCAAATATTCCGCCAACCCATCGGCATTCACCAAGCCCATATCTTCGTCTAGCCATTCGGCGGCAGCGGCTACATGCACCATGCAAATCGTCATGTTGTCGGCTGGTAGCACCAACCCCCACTCGCCGTCGATCATCGGGACAATGGCTTCTATGCCATCGTCGTCAATAACATGAGCGACGAACATCACCGGTTGCCACTGCCAGGGCGAAACCTTGTCACCCTTATCGGTGTAGTGAAACACCAGCCAGTTTTGTGGCGCTGGCATAGTGGTTTTGATAGCGGGTTGCCGGTAAATGCTCGTTGCCGGGAACACATTCACCCTGTCAGCAGCGACGGTGAACGGGCTCGCTTTTGTTGTGTCTGTCACAGTTGACATTCGTGTCTCTCCATTTCCTGCGGAAAATAGAAGCGATGGCATTGCTTGCATCGCTTTTGGCGCAAGCCGCCTTTGTGCTGCGCTGCTGCCCATTCGTGCCAGTCGTTGTAACCGTTCCCCGGTGGTGGCGGATCACCGGGCTTGAAGACCGGCACGAAGTCGATATGGATGCCGGTGGTGTATGGTGCTTCGGTCACGGTTTCGGCTCCTTCGTTCCGTTCCACGGCGCAATTTTGCCATTCGCCAGGATGTCAAACGCCTGCGTGCAGTATGGCTCTGGCAACGTTCGCGCCAGCTTGTCAAACTCGCGATAGCGCTGTCTATACCAAGAGATTGAACCTGCCATTTTATACAGACGCATTGCCACCGCCCCCGGTAGATTATCAGTGAGATTGCCATCCGCGTCGTTGGTCTGCGCTGGCATATTGCGCCGTAAACACCGAAAGATAACGGTCAGGTTAATGGCGTCGTCATCGGTCTTGGATAGTTCGTGGATAACATCTTGGTCGGTCATGGTTACACCTCACTTCTGACAAATGTGCATGGTCATATCATTCCACGGTTGCACCTGATCACGGTACTTTTTCGGCACCATGCAGGCGGGCCAGTCGTTGGCGGAGTATTGTCCGGTGTAGCTTTCATCCGCTTCTGTGCTGGCGTGAAAGACGATTTGCCCAAACTGTTGCCCAACCGTCATGTAGGTACAGCCCAGCAAATGCGACGAAAATTCGCTAGTCCAGAAATTTTTGTAGCCACAATCCCCCAGGCCGGCGTCCTGACACACCGTCCAAAACTCGCGCCCTGTGGTGGATCTGGCGCGCAGTTGGGCCACAATGTCGCCATGCGTTGCAATGTACTCGGCGGTCATGCCCAGGACGCCCACACCGAAGGGCAACGGCACCCGTTCGCCCATGTCGAACCACTTAGGGCCGTAGTACACCCGTTCGCCATCCACTAACTTGACATAGTAGAACCAGTTGCCTAACGTGACGTTGTAACTGTTCGGGTTCAACTGGCTAATATCAAACGGCTCGATTGCAATCTGGCCGCTGTCCAAGCATTCAAGAATTTTCTTTTTCGTATAAATCATTCCTGTTCCTCTTTCTTCTTCAACTCTTCAATCTCTCTTGGTGACAGCATCTCTCTTTGATGCCCGCTACAATCCAACACAATGAACGTACTGCCGGATATACCTTTGGTTGCCGTCACACCCTCGCAGGTTGTCAGCAGGTATATGCACGTCCTGCAAACGCACTTCTCGTCATAGGTGGCCCGCAATGCTGTTCGTGCGCCCACGCGCAAGCCAGGGTGAATCGGGCGCTTTGGTGTCATTCCGTCACCTCCTCTAACCGATACCCCGCGTTGCGCACCGTGTAAACCCAGAACGGCGACTTCCACTTATCCAGCTTCCAGCGTAGCCGGTTGATATGAACATGCAGTGACTTGCGCGCCGCGTCCATATTGTCAGCGCATCCAATCCCGGCGGCGTGGATCACTGCTTCGGTGGCAACTGTTTTATCCAAGTGCCGGTGCAGGTAGAGCAGTATTTCTCTCTCTGTTTCAGTCAGGTGATTCTTCATCGCTTCCAGCGCCGGTGGCAGAGTTGCCACCCCACACTGGCACGGTGGCGCCAGGATGGCGGCTACCTCTCGCCACTGCGGACAGCCAAGCTGCAACGACTCGGCAATGTCGCTGGGGCTTAGGTCGGTGGATTGCAGCTTAATGTTGATGGCGGTCAGGGTGGCATTGCGTTGGCGTAGCGCCTGTACCTCGGCAGCTAGTTGCTCGATACGGTTGGATTGAGATGCGATGTATTCGGCGGCGGTAAAATGTTGTATGGTCATGGTTGATACTCCTGAAACGTTTTATCGCCAGCTTCTATCCAAGCGGAATGCTCAGAGAAAAATCGCCAATTTGCCATATCGCCCAGGTTGATAATTTCCCGATTCGTTGAATCTCCACTGAGCCAGCTAAATAGTTGAACTAAGTATCTATCCCCTGGTAATTCGGCAACAACCTTCCCTTGCCATTTCACTTTTCCATCCTCTATGAAGTGAAAGTATTTCCCCACCAGTGGCGGTCGGTTCATTTCTTTTTCGGCGGCGGCCTTCCCGGCTCCCCATGCGCCACGCAATTGGCTCAGTGAATAACTCATAATATCCTTTCTTTCATAGCCACCGCTGCCCGCTTTCACGGTGGCCTCTATGGTCGAGCATTGCGCCTGCGTGGTGCGATGGTTCACAGCGAGGCAGTGGCGGCGACCGTTTATTACAGGTTACTGGTTCACCACTTCAATGCGGATGTTGCTCATCTTTTCCCGCATCAACTCTTTGGCAACTTCGCGCAAGAGCTTATCGATCAGTTCGTCGGCGCGGCGGATAACTCGCATCCGCATCGTCTCCTCAAAATGATTCATCATCATTTTGTCCAAACGCTCCACGTCAAAAAGTTTGGTGGCAGTGCTGCCCACCGCCTTGCTAACCATGCTTTCGATCGTCGCTCTATTGACACCCATTTCGGCCATGTGTTGGCGAAACAGGCCATACAAGCGGCCTTCGTTTACGTGCAGGATGGGCCGGCGTTCGGCGCGTTCGGCAATCAAACCGCTGATAAGCGCCTTCGTCTCTTCGTCAGAAAAGCCATCGGCTCTTTCGTTGTAGCGGCTGATCATATCTTCGGTGTTCATCTAACTCACCTCCTTAATTTCTCTATCTACCCAACATACACCAGCCCGAGCGCCCAGCCTGCATATCCGTTGCAAGCAAACCAACGAATGAACGGCACCAAACATAGTTGCAGTTCGGCTAATTTTTCAATCACGATTACCTCCAAATAATCGGCATGTGGGCATTGCTGCCACTGCGCGCCGGCGTCATCTCGAACGTGGGCCGGGGGCGCTGCGTGTTGGTCGGCATTGGCATCGGCGAGATTGCAATCTCCGTTAGCGTCGCCGTTGGCTGCGGTGTGGCCGTTGCCGTCCCCGTTGGCGTCAATGTCGGCTCAAAGAGTTGCACCGTTGGTGTCGGTGACTGTGCGCCAGCCGTGTTCAAACTGACGTAGAAGTACGCCAGCAGTGCCAACAGAATGCAAATGGCAAATTGCAGATTTTGTCGTGTGCTAGGTCGCATGTATACTTCTCCTGTCCTTTCTTCACCGTTTGGATAACGGGCGCTGAATGCGGTACAGGCATCAGCGCCCAACCCGATTAACTCCGCAAATACTTCTCAATATCATTAGTCGACTTCACAAGCTGCTCAAAGTCCTCCTGGCTGTTGATCATGTAACCACCATTGGGGTGTTTGGGATCAGGAACCCATTGCGCCCCCCCTTGCCGTGCCGGGGCGTTTGCATCACTCAGAATCTTGTCCAGAATATCGAAATTCTTGTTCTTGTTGCTCATTGTCCTACTCCATTCTTGAATGTGGTGCATTAGTTGATAGAATAGGGTAATCCTATCTCTTGGGGTGTCAATTAGCAGACAATCCCGCCGGCGTCTTCACCAGTCACCGCAACGTCCTTTACGTTCGTGACGTAGAAGCGCCGGTTCAGCCGGTAGATCGTCGTCTTGTATTCCTTGCCTGTCACCGGCTCATTGACATAAGCGCTAATCGTGCCGACCTTGCCCGCCGTCTGCGTAATGTACGTTCCGCGGGCAAGGTATTCAACCGTGCAGGCGTTGCCGTTCAGCGCTTTGGCCGGCGTAGTGCCGGTGGCGATGATGGCGACGATGATGAGTGCGATTGATAAAGCTTGTTGCATAGTGTCCTTTCGTTTTGACTTAGGGGCCATGCCGCCACCCTAGCGACGACACAGCCCCAGATGATGCCCGTTTTCCAAGACGTGGATGGGCGGCCACGAACTTTCATGCTTACAGCGTTAACTCTGTCAGGAATCCCCTTTCTGTTGTTAGATTGACACGACAATTGATTACGCCACCCCGCCCACGTTGATTGCACCGTAGGCAGTTGTCGCCGCCACCGTCGGCTGATTGCGCTGGTGGTCGTGGGGCGGGGTAGCGATTAATGCTATAGTTATTCCCTCACCTGGTCAGCCAGTCTGCGTTGTCGTCTGCAACGTCGGCACTGTCTACCCTGGCTGACCGTGGCGCTTAGGAGCGGCTGGTCAAACCGTTCACCGTTCACGTTCAGTATGACCGGCATGGCCCTATGATTCGTTGACCGCCATGCCGGTGGTCGATGCGATAAAGCGCTGGTGAGGCGTGGTGATGACATTGTTATGCGGCGTGGTTGTCTTCCCACCACATGCCGCTGCTGAGGCAGACATTGCACCCCCGCACCTTACGCAACAACTCGGTCAACTCGTCGGCGGTGCATAGCAGGTTGCACCACAGCCACAGGTCGCCCCAGCGTTGGGGTGGCGGGCGGATGGGGATGTATTTCATGGCGTCACCTTCTCAAATTTGATTACCGATTCATACTCGATTCTTGCGTCGCCATTTGCCCCAAAGCGGTTGCCGGGACAATCGATGTCCTCTTGCGTCAGCTTCCTGAATCCGTTGGCCCGCAATGTGTCAATATGCCAGTCAGTTACCCGTACCCGTTTGCCCTTGCGGATGTGATCCTTAACATTGAGGATGAACACACCGCCTGGTTGCAACACACGGTAGACCTCAAACCATGCGGCAATATGAAACCGCATGTAGTCTTCACCCCACTGCATAGCGCCACTGTTGTCGGGGTGTAGCGCCCTGCCTAACGCGTGGCGGTAGGTGTTGCGCCGACTGCTGTCTTTCGCCTCATGGTGATCGGCCATGCGATTGGCGTAGGTTGGCGAAACGATTACGCAATCAAAGTAACCGTCACTGAACGGTAGCGCTAGGGCGTTGCCAACCTGCGTTTCGGGATGGTGCGCCGCCCATTCCGGTTCCAGTTCTATGGCTCGAATCTCGGCATCCGCAAAGCCCCATGTGCGCAGGGAGAATATTTTTCCCGTCCCAGCCATCGGGTCGAGAATGCGTTTGCAGCCATCGGCCATGCGGGCAAAGACGGGTAGTAGCACATCAGTGTAGCGGGCGGGATGGCGCGGGCGGGTTACTGTTGTCATATTGCTACTCCTGAAACAAAAACACCTGATTCGGGTTCTGCTTTTCTGCCAGCGTTCGCGAATAACCGTTTGTCTTTATCTCCGAACGCACCCGCTCATTACCATTTCCACGGCTGGGCGGCAATCTCCGCGCCAACCCGCTCATTTTCAATGTCGTCATGCACCGCCGACGACCATGCTTGCGTCGGCTTGCTGTCCACTTCTGCTACAGCCTCGGCAAAGTCGGCAGGCGCTTGCGTTGTGGCCGTTGCCGTCCCCGTTGGCGTCAATGTCGGCTCAAAGGGTTGCACCGTTGGCGCTTGCACCAGTAGGCGGTCACTGGCGCTTAAGCGGTCAAGGGGTCTGCCGCCTTGTACCTTCGCCTTGCGCTTCATTCGCTCACCTCCTGGAACAACGGACTGTCAGCGTAGTCTTTGGCGCTTGCACGCTTGGGCGGTAGGTTGTGGGCCACCGGTTGCGCAAAGGTTTCTTGCACCGCCTTGCACCATGCTTGGTACGGGTGGTACTCCCGTTGTCCCCACGGGTAGGAGGCGCTTATCAGTTTGCGCAACTCCTTCTCATCTGTCACCGCTGCATTGTCGGCCAACACCTGTTGGATAATGCGGTGCGCCTGTTGCTTCCGCGGGGCCACTAATGAAAGCAGCGCCGTTTCCCCATCTGACTCATTTGCATCGCACAACCGTGCAAGCAAAGTGTTTCGCCTTGTCATGCCGTCACCTCCGCCAGCACTTCTTGCGCCTGCTGCTCTGCGTCCGCCGCCAACCGATAACCACGTAGCGGGTTGATGCGGATGGCAATGTGCTTTCCACCGTCGCGGGTGCGCTGCGTAACGTGGCAAATCTGCACGTTGTTGCGCCAGTCGGGGTTACGGCTGTGCATGGCTGCGCTGAACGCGGCGTGATTGATTCCTGGTTGCGCTACTAATGTGATCATGTGCTATACTTCCTTTCGAGTTCCATACAGTTTCAGCAGCCGTTGCGGGCCGAATCCGTGGCGGCTGCTGTGTTTTTAGCAGTTGTTGTTATAGACATTAAAAAGTTGACAATCGCCAGCAGCTTCAGTGCAAGCTGCCAATTTCTCCAGAGCCTTTGCAATCCGTTCCAGCGCTTCCGCCTGAGCTATAGCGGCATAGGCTTTGGCTACCTCTACATGAGGAGATACAACCATTTCATCATTGCTCCAAAACAACTCAGTCATGGCGTGACTGGCCTTCTCTAGATTAGTTGGCATGTGTTGCTCCTTATTTGCTATCGCCACAAAACGGTGCGGCACCGATTGACAATGGACTGAGCGGGAATCGAACCCGCAACCCTCGCTATGCAAAAGCGATGCTCTCCCAATTGAGCTATCAGCCCGTAATTCTTTACTACTATATAACCGCCACACTCTGCGCTTTCGCCACTTAGCGTTTCTCGTCTGTTTCCAGACTGCTTGTCAAGGCTCTGGCGCTTGTGTTTGGGTATTTGTTAATGTTCGCTTTATTGCTATAAATGAAATTTTACCCGAAAATCGAGACGTTGTCAATAGGCAAATTTCACTTTTTGTTACACTTCTGCGAAAGTGCGGCCCAGATTATGAAATTCTGTGAAATTGGGGGTTGCAATATTCGGGATTATGCGCTATACTGTAGCTATACAAGATTTTGAGCGAGAACGGAGGGAGAGGCATGGAAGAGGAACTGACTATTAAGACGTTTCGGCTAGAACCGAGCGTCTGGGAGATGCTTGAGCAGCATCGCCAGCAACTAGGTGCAAAAAGCCGCACAGATGCGCTGCGCCTACTGATTAAAGGCGCAAAGGTCAAGCCGGCGCGAGTCAACATCGACACCGCCATTTTACAGCCACCGGTGCAAGCGCAGGTGGAAGAAAACGGCGACATCCTATGGGCATAGTCTACGACTACTACGCTGGCCCCACCTGGCTTGACAGTTGTGACAGCAGCCAGTTCTGCCCACGTCGCTTGCTGGCGATTCTGGCAAGCCGCTGGCCCGACGCGAGGATGGTGGAGCGGGGGCAAGTGGTGGAAGTGGCGGCGGCGGATGATTGGGCAACGTGGTTGGGGAAGATATAGCGCCCGCCGGTGTGCGAGAGGCACCGCCCGATTCATGATCGGGCCGGCGGCATGGCTGCCAAGCGCAGCACAATTTATCCTGGCGAAGCCAACGCCGAAAAATGGCAGAAAGAGTAAGTAGGTATGAGCGAAGCAGTAAATAGCGGGAAGTTGTTTGCCCGCATTGCGCAGGTAATGGGCAAGGTGCGCAGCCTGCCCAAAGACGGCTACAATAAGCAGAACGGCTACAACTATGTCAGCAATGATACAGCGCTAGAGGCCATCGGCAAGCACATGGCCGAATTCGGCGTCGTTGTCATTCCGTCAATGGTGCATTACGACACCGTTACTGATGGCAAAATGACACGCGCCAAAGCGGAGTTTGATATGCACGTCTGCGGCGCTGACGGCGATGTGTTCACCGCCCGTTGGACGGCTGAGGGTATCGACTACGGCAACCCCGACAAGGCACTGACGAAGGCGATCACCTACGCCACCAAGACGTTTCTGATCAAGCTATTTGTCGTTGGCGCTGGCGGTGAAGATCCCGACGCCGAAAGCGCACCCGACGACAAAGCGGCGCAACGCAATGCAACCCCACAGCGCCCCCAACCGACACCAACACCAAAGCCCGCACCAGCCGCCACCAACGGCGCGCAGCACCGCCAGCCGCCTGCGCAGGCGCCCAAGCCCGTTGACGCCGATGCCGCAGCCCTGGCCGCCAGCGTCAATGCCACGATCACCAACGTTAGCGAGTTTGACGCCATCCCCGACGCCAAGGCGAGTGATGCGCTAGACAAGGCGCGCAAGGCTTTTCACGCCACCATTGCTGACACGTTCCCGAAAGGCGACACCGACAGCGCCCGTCACTGGTTTATCGAAAAATACACCACGGCTTACACGGCTGGCAATGTGCGCACGTCCACCATCGACCTAACCGCTGCTGAACTGGACGCCATGACAGAAGCGCTCAAGAAGCGCGCCAAGCACTACCGTGATCAGTGGGTGGTGGTGAAAACCGCGCCGATTACGAATGGCAAACAGCCGGCAACGGCATAAGAAAGGATACCTATGTTTCAGCAGATCATTTTGATTGGTAATCTTGGCAACGATCCGGAATTAAGGTTCACCCCCAGCGGTGTGGCCGTCGCCAGTTTTAGCCTTGCCGTCAACCGCAGTTGGACAGGGGCAGACGGTGAGCGCAAAGATAAGTCTACCTGGTTTCGCGTATCGGTTTGGAACAAGCAGGCCGAAACGGTAACACAGTACCTACACAAAGGCAGCAAGGTTATGGTGGTTGGTGAAGTGGAAGAAGCCCGCGTCTTTACGGGCAAGGATGGCACCCCCCGCGCCAGCCTGGAAGTCAAGTCGCAAAGTGTCCGCTTCATGGACAGCAAGAAAGACAGCGGCGACCCCACCGACAATATCACCGTTGAAGGCGCGCCTGACATTCCGTTCTGATCTAGCCTAACTATCGCCAGCCGCCGTAAGCCTGTTGTCGCAGCGCCTACGGCGGCTTTTTCACCGCTGCCCACATCGCACCCACAAAGCGAAGGTGCAAAAAATGAATGCAACAACTATAGACAAATTTATCGACGTGTCGTCATGGCTTACCCACATCGGCACTTACTACAATGTGCATATTCAATCCGGCTGGGAATTCGTAGACGCCCTACGGCTGGGCATTGAGCAATTCGGTGGACAGAATCGCGCCGCCGTCTCTGAACTGTACGATCTCGCCAGTCAGCATGTTGGGCTGGCTGTTCGCACATTGCAGAACTATGTTAGCATATCCCGTTCATTCCCGCCGGGCCGCCGCCAACCCGAATTGGGCATCAACCACTACATCGCCTTGCAGGGGCTACCAGAAGGACAGCAAGACGAAATGGCAGACATGGCTGTAGCTAATGGATTGAGTGTCGAAGCACTACGGCATGAGGTGCGCAAGACGCGCCCCGGTTACATTACTGACGACAGTAACCAACCTGGCCGCACGTTGTCGCCGCCGTCTGCCTATGCCACCCGCAACGGCTATCACGCCACCGACGACATTGACGACCGCGCCGAGTACCTGGCCGCAGCGCCTGACGCCTACGACGACGTGCCATTCAGCCACCACAGCGACGATGAACACCCAGCCGCCGACTTGTGGCCCGACGAACGCATTGACGCTATGGTGGACAAATTCGCCGACGCCACCGACGACTATATTCGGGTTGACGGCGAGTTGTGCCGCGTCCAGGTTGTCAACGCCGACAACGTGCGCAAACTACTGCGCACCATGCGCGACGAGTATGAGGCATTAGCCAGATAGTTTATGCCCAAGCGCCAGCGATTCAACCGCACCCTATCCCGGCAAATTGACGCAACTCACCTCGCCATTGACACCCTGCGTCAACTGCCACCAACACCACGGCGACGGCTGCGGATCATGGCACTTACTGCACGACTGAAATTTTTACAGGCGAGGATACCGTTATGAAAGCAACACCCAAACAGCGCGCCACGCTGGACAGTATGCAAATTCAATATGACGACGAAATTACAGTCGAAAGTGCTTCGGAACTCATAGCCGCCTACATTGAAAAACGAAAACAAATGGTTGAAGACTTCAAGCGAAATAACCCCATTGACGCCATTATCGAGCGCTATGGCAACCAACAGGTAGGACGTGATCACAAAATCTTTGCGCCCTGGCGTGCAGAAGCTACGCCGTCCGTCCACATTTACGAGGACGGATCTTGGCATGACTTCGGCGCCGGGGTTGGCGGCGACGTGCTTGATTATTTGGGACATTTTTTCTTTGGTAGCAACTACAGCCGAGACACCCACTTCCCCGACGTGGTTGATCGTATCGGTTCGCTTGACATTAAACCACTCCCCGCCCAGATCAGCCGCCCGAAGCCAGTTAAGCCAAAGCTCACCATTGACCTGGAACAGTGCTTGACCTGGCATGACACCATGCCGACGCACCGGCGTGCTTACTGGCATGGCCGCGGACTCACTGACACCACGATCAACCAGTTCTTTTTGGGCTGGGACGGCAAGCGCTACACGATTCCGTTACTCTATCGGCTGATCCCGTTTGGCGTCAAGCGCCGGCAAAGCGACGTAGACGACGGGATAGACGCCAAGTACATCATGACGACTGGTAGCCGTGCCGGGATCTACAACGCCGACGCGCTGGCCGCCGCCCAACAGTGCATTATCTGCGAAGGCGAGATCGACGCCATGATTTTGACACAACTAGGCTATAACGCCGTCACGTCAACCGCCGGGGCCGGTTCGTGGAAAGAGGACTGGGCGCGCTTCTTTACCCACGTCAAGGACATTCACCTACTGTTCGACAATGACAAGGCTGGCAGGGAAGGCGCCGCCAAAGTTCACGCCACGTTGAGGCGGGCGCGCATTGTCACGCTGCCCGAAGGTGTCAAGGACGTGGGCGAGTTGTGGCAAGCCGGGTATGCCGCCAGTTGGCTGAAAGAGAATGTGGGGTGATTACTCGCCCGCGTCGGTGACGGTGAACAAGTCAGCCACCGTGATCGGCATACCTTCGGACGCAAAGAAGGCAAGAAGCTTTGACAACACAACAAGGTCAACGCGTTGCATATCGCCACGCATGGCAGCCGACATGGTGCGAATGTCAACGCCAACATGCTGCGCCAGTTCCGACACATTGACGCTACGTCCAAGCTTCTTTTCATAGTCCTTGACCTGAGCGAATACTGAAAATTTTATTGACATATATCTCCTTGTTGCAACGAATGTGAACCATTATGTATTTAGGATACACGACAATGATTAATTGACGCAAATTGACGCTTGACAAATACATGTACATGCTTTACAATTACATGTATGATTTTGACGTATATCTGTCAACGTGTGGCAACCGAGACAGATAGCAAGGTGTACAGCATGACAACCATATACGTAACTTTTGACCATTGTTTTTTGAATCGGACGGCTAACTAGGCATTTGCCACGATAGCCGACAGGCGCAGCGTACACCCTGCACCCGTTAGCCGTGCCCGATTCAGCAAACAATGGTTTTGCTTTTTATCCGTTCATTGCCACCAACGTCGCACCAGCCATTTGTAAATGAGGTGTAATCAGTGAGTGAATTGCAACAAGTATCAGTAGACAAGCTACGACCGCACCCGCAAAACCCGCGCTTGGTACAGCGTGAGGATGTGATCGCCAGCATCGAAACACAGTTACGCGAAAAGGGAAGTTTTGACCCAGCCCATGCGTTGTTGGTTCGTCCGGTTGCCGATGGCTATCAGATTGTCATGGGCCACCATCGCCACGCCGCAGCCAAACGTGCAGGGCTGACCACCGTGCCTTGCTGGGTGCGCACTATCAGCGACAGCGAAGCCTTTATGTTGCTTGCCACCAGCAACGAGCAGAGTGACATGACCCCGCTTGAATGGGGTATGCACGCGCTGAACTATCAAGGCAAACTGAAAGAGTACGCTGCCATCGTGGGGAAGGCAGAGAGCAGCATGTACGAAAACCGCAAAGCGGCGGAAGTGTTGCGGCATTTTAATGAAAAAACTCGAACGTTCGAGATCTCTGCCGAAGGCAAAACTCGAACGTTCGAGTTTTTGGATAAGACGAGTCATTTGTATGCAATCAGCAAATCAGATCAGTCTATTTGGATGTTGCTTTGCAACTGGATGCTAAATGGCAATAAGGGTCAGCGCGAAGTTGTTGACATCGTTGATGAGGTCAAGCAACTAAAGTCTGACCACGCCTTTTTGCAACCCTACGAAAAGGTTGTTAGCCGCTACCTGGAAAACCGCAGCATTGACGGGAAGTCGGTCAAGATGCTGGGCGATCTAGTGGATAGCACGGTCAAGGCTATCCACCAACGCAGAGACGATCACCCCGAAAGCACCATCGATTTCGATGGCTATATTGATGAGTTCTACCACTGGCTAATTGACAACAGCGGCGGCGATTCGTGGAACGTTGCCAAGGTTCGCACCCATCGTTCGGAGCTTATCAGAAAGCTTGACACCGAACTGTCTTTGGTCGGTCGAGTTGCGCTTTACGTTGCCGTTGCTGAATCGTTGCCGCTGCAAGACGAGTCGGTCAATGTCGTTATCACGTCACCGCCCTACAACCTGGGCGCCAAGAATTGGGACATGGGTGGGGGTGGGCGTGAAAAGCGCGACGGGATTGGCTATGACTCTACCGAGGATTCTATGGACTACGATCAGTACATTGAATGGCAGATCGCAGTTTTTAAGGAACTGTACCGGGTGGCCCGCCCTGGCGCGTCATTCTTCTACAACCACAAAGCGCGCACGCTTGACGGTCACTGCATTGATCCGGTGTCATGGGTGATTCGTTCTGATAACCCCTGGACGTATCGCCAGCGGCTAACCTGGGATCGCACGTCAACCCACAATCACGAACCACGCCTTTTCGACCAAGTTGACGAAACAATCATTTGGATGACAAAGGGCAAGCCGGCACTTTCCGAGCGCGGTATCGTTGGTGTCAAGTCGGTTTGGTCAGAGTTTGGCCCTATCCCGAACACTTGGCACCCCGCCCCATTCACTATCGAACTGCCAAGAATGTTGCTACGTGCCATTGGCGCCGACGTTTTATCTGGGCAAGACAAAGACTTCACTGTGCTTGACCCATTTGCGGGCAGTTGCACCACCATCGAAGCAGCGCTTGAATTTGGCTGCAAAGGGATCGGTATTGATAAGTCAGAAAGCTATCTGCGTAAGGCGATTGACGCCCGCCTGGGTAGCGGTTGGTCTTTTGAATTATTGCATGGAGAAAACACTGAAGATGCGGAATGATTTTAAGGATAGAGAGGGCAGTAAGTCGGCTGATGCTTGGCGTTTTCTGCATAAGACTTACGTGCCTAATTCTTTTTACGGGCTTGACATTGACTTTGTTCTGGTAGCCAAAAAGCCGTTCCCGTTCATCGTGGCTGTACTCGACATTAAAGTAAAGGGTCATGAGTGGGTAGGCTTTTCGCACATCATTGCTTACAACACCTATAGCCTGGCCCCCGAACCATACCGATCACCGGTTTATATCATTCAGATCAATTCCGGTTTTGAACGTATGGACAAGTCCGAACACCGAATGGACATTTATCGGTACATCATGGGTAACCCATACCCAAAAGAAGAGCCATACACGGTCAAGGAAGAAGCGACGCAGATCACGTGGGACGATTTTGTTAAGTGGGAGGAAAAACTCAGAGATGAGCGACAATCCGAAATTGAAGAATGGGAACGCCGACAAAGCAACCAGTATCGTGCTGGGCAGATGGCACAGCTACAGGTTGAGCAAACTATGCTCAATATTTGGCAGAACTAGCGAACAGGTTGTTATGACTCTACTAAGTCAACCTTTCGTGATCAACCCCAAGCAGGCTATCGACGCGTACGAAAAGCTGATCAACAAAGGCGCCATTGATGTAAAGCGGATTGACTGAATCAAGTCGGGCTGGTGGCAACCGCTGCCAGCCCAATCACCCACATTACGTATTCACGGTGAAAAGCAGGACGCATTATGAATAAGTTGTTAATCCACGAAGAACCGTTGCAAGTGCTACCATCGTTGGCTGCCAAGATAGGGCTGAACGAAGCAATCATGCTGCAACAGATCCACTACTGGCTACGAAAAAGCAAGAACATTCGCGACGGCAAACCGTGGATTTACAACACTTACACCGAATGGGAGAAGCAATTCCCCTGGTGGTCAAACCGCACGATCAAGCGAATTGTTGACAACCTGCGCGCCGCTGGACTTATCGAAACAACCAGCAAGTATAACAAACTCAACATCGACCAAACCCTTTGGTACACCATCAACTATGGAAAGCTTGACATGGGAGAGTTGACCGAATCGCCTGCTGTTCCCGAAAGTGACAAAATGGCACAATCGGACAGCGCAACCAGTGCCGAGAGTGACAAAATGTCATTGCCCAAAGTGCCAACTTGTCACAATGGCGGTGACAAAATGGCACAATCGGCACCGGTGGCCGAAAGTGACAAGTTGGCACTACCATTACCAAGAGATATACAAGAGAATACAACAAGAGAGAATAGCGCGTGCGCGCAGCCCGAAGCGCCGCAACCGGCGACACCTTCCCCCCTCCCTTTGTCGGCTCATTCTCAACCAGCAGCAGGCGGGCTTGAGAAGCTGCTGAATGCGGCGCGTGAGAATGCCAACGGCAACTATGGCAAGCGGCAAGCCCAAACCCACATTGACGGCTTAAAGAAAAAGCTTAACACCTTTGGAATTGATCAGGCGCAATTTACGGCAATGGTTGATTCTCACTTGTCGATAAAGGGAACCAAGGATCTGGCCGACGGCGACAGTGAAGCGGCGGATCGGGCATTGCGCAAAGCTCAACAGTTCGTGGTGGACTTGTGCGGTATCGGGCAGCGTTTTTGGACGGCTGACGGCGTAAACCTTGTTTGGGATAGCTGGAAGAAAAACGATTGGCGTAGCGACCCGTCAGAACAGCAGCTACTGGAACATGCAAGCCAAATGGTGGCGGGCAAGGTTGGTAAAGGCAACAAGGGTGGCGCAACGTCTAGCGCCAACGGTAACGGCAAACCTGCTGGCGTCTATGTCGGTGTAGCGGAGAACCTGAAATGACAGAACAAACAAACACGAACCAACTACTAAGCGAAGCGATCACGGCGGCTGATCACCTGGTGGGCAACCTGTATTTCAACCTGGGCGCTATCCCGGTCATGGCGGGCAAGTTGCACCCCGACGATATGCCCGACTGCGACGCGCGGGTTGTCTACACAGAAATGTGTCGGCTGCATATCTCGCCAACACAGAAGTTAAGCGCGGGCGCGTTGGAAGCAGCGCTGAAAGGTGTCGGCTTTAACTTTAAGTACCTGGGTGGGCTACAAAGCCGTGTGGGCATTGACGGGCTTGACGTGCTGGAAGACTATGCACGGACGATCACCAACTGGGCGGACGTGCAGACGATTAAGCGCACGGCTATGCAGGTTGTCACCGAAGCGGACAAACCTGGTGCGAGTGCTGAACAGCTTTACCCACTAATGGCGCAATCGCCACAGTCACGGCAAACCGGTGGGCTGCGTGACATTAGCGAGTACGGCAATGAGTTGCTGGCAGACATTGACGGCTGGGAACGTGGCACGACGATAGAGGGATTTTCGACGGGCTTTGCCGCGCTGGAACGTTTCTTTCGGCTAGAGAAGCAACGCCTATACTTGATTGCGGCGCGCCCATCTATGGGCAAAACGTCACTCGCTATGGAAATTGGGCGCAAGGTGGCGAAGGAATTGCAGGACAATGACGAACGTGGCTGCGTGGCCGTGTTCAGCGCCGAAATGTCTGGTAAGAGTCTTGTCCTGCGCATGGCGGCGGCAACGGCGGGCGTCAACGCGCAACGGGTGAAAAATGGGATAGCCGAACCTGGTGAGTATGAAGGTATACGTCAAGCCATTCGGGATAACAACGATCTTGGTATCAAGATTGACGAAAGCGCCAGCCCGTCACCCGAAAGCATGTATTACAAGCTTGCCATGATTAACGCGGTTTGCCCGGTTAAGTTGGTGATTTTCGACTTCATTGAACTTGGCAACCCCGACAAGAAGACACAGAAACAGTCATTCAGCGAAGAACAACGGGTAAGCGCCATTGCGGTTGGGTTGAAGAACGTCGCCAAGCAACTGGACGCGCCAGTGATTGCGTTAAGCCAGTTGAGTCGTGAGGTAGACAAGCGCGCTGACAAGTTGCCTGTACTGGCTGACTTGCGCTATTCGGGCATGTTAGAACAGATCGCGGACGTGGTGGTTTTCGTCATGCGTCCAGAATACTACCTCAAGCGCAACATGACTTGCTACCTTGACGAAACCTATGGGCCAGCCGAAGAGGGGCTGAATCACCCACACGGGCAAGGCGTCGCTTACGTGAGTGTTGCCAAACAGCGTGACGGCAATGTTGGCATTGCGGCTATGCACTTTACTGAACGGTACACGCGCTTTGGCGATCTGGAAATGCAAAGAACGGAGTTAAACTAATGCCAACCAAACCAACACCAACACCCGACGCCGCGACCCTGGCGCAATGCCGGCAACTTGGCGCAACCTGGCTGCGCTACCACGGGCCGCACTGGGCGCTGCGTGACACGACGATCTGGGAACTGTATCGGGACAATGCCGGGCGCCTGGAACGGCGCTTGCTGGGCTACCCCGGCGCCGACTGGCGAGGGTTCGGCGGGACGTTGCCGATGGATGTGCAGGTGATGACGGAATGACAACGTACATAATACAGGTATGGTGGCCCACCGCGCAGGAATGGCGTGACGATGTTGCCCCCTATCCTGCCGACGAATTGACGCAGGTAAAAGAGTGCCTTGCTATGATGCGCGAAATAAGGCCGCACCGCCAGTTTCGCCTGGCGCGGCGCGTAACGACTATAGCTGATACCGTGATTGATCCGACGTCGGAGGAGGAGACGGATGATTAACGAGCTACATGTTATGTGGTATATCAGGAAATTGCATGGCGGGATTGTCTGTGGCCCTGGACATATCATGGATCAGGATACAGGGAAACCCAAGTGTAAGGCGCGATGTAGTGACAACATAGCTTGGCAGGACAACATACTTGCACCCGACGCTGTGACATGCAAGCGTTGTCAGAGGCTGTTAGAGGGTGAGGCGGCAGAATGACACCACCCAACCAACACCAAGAAGCCCTAGCCGTCGCCCTGCAATGGCTGCAATTGTTTCGTGGTTATGCGCCGGTTATCGCCCCAACCGCTGATCCGGCGCTACGCAAACGTAATCAGGTACAGCTTGCCAACGTGCTAGCGTCGGAGGAGTTGGCGGCGGCCGTTGTGATGATTGAGGGATTGGTGAACAAGGAAGAGGTGACGGAATGACCGAGCATCATGAGACACAGGTATTGGTAACACAGTCAGTTAATCGCCTGACGGCCAGCGCCTACGCATTAGCATCGGATTACAAGTTTCGGCGCATGAACCGAAATTTGGCATGGGACAACTTCATCATTGATCGCGCCCTAAAACCGGAGATGAGCGCCAGTGATTTTCATGACTTGTTTGACCGAGTTAGCGCCAGCCCGTTGCAAGGCGCGACGGAGTCCGTATCGTTCGAGCCGACGCACATCGATACGCTGGTGGAAGGCAAGCATACGCCGGTGCAGATTAAGCAGCAACAAAACGGTGTATTCGCCATGATCTGGGCGAACGGTAGCACGGGCAGCCAGCCACCATGCTATCCGCCAGATCCAGCGCGATTTGTCCCCGTGGGTGATTATCAGATGAGTGAAGCGGACGAGGTGAACGCATGAAACTATCAGCGCAGGCACACCGGCGCCTAGTCGGCAACCTAACCGGCAACGGCGAACAGGCCGCACGTAACACCGCCAACCGGCAAGAGGGCGAGGCATTCGAGAAGCGGCTCGACGGCTATCACGCCGAACTCATGGCAACCAACCAGGCGCAAGTCATGCGCACCAACCCGAAGATCCGCATGACGGGGCCAGGGCGCGCCGCCATCGTCGGCAAGGGGGAATGTGACTACGTGGCGTTGCTCAGTGATGGGCGCGTGGTTACATTCGACGCGAAGTCGAGGGCCAGCAACGCCTTTAGTATCGGAGCGGACTTTGAACACCAAATGACGTGGCTGCGCAAGGCATCTGACTACGGCCATGCCGCTGGGCTGCTTGTCTTCTGGAAAGAGTACGGCGCGTGCCGCTGGCACCCGGTGCAGACGTTCGACAAGCGCGTGCGCATGGCCGACGGTGTGTCGGTAAACGGTGTCGAGTGGCTGGCGCTGTTTGCCGCCGGGCGTTAATCGCGTAGCGTTAATTCCGGCACTACGAAAAACATAGTGCCACTACAACAGGTTCAGTGAGGACAGTAGCATGAATTACGAATTACACCACGGTGATTGCCTGGACGTGATGCCCACTTTCCCCGACAACACGTTTACAGCCATTGTGACCGATCCGCCGTATGGCCTGGGAGAAACGCCTGACATTGCCGAACTTATGCAGCAATGGATAACGGAAGGACACGCTGACATGGGTAAGGGCTTCATGGGGCGCAAATGGGACGTTGTGCCTGGCCCCGTCTACTGGCGTGAAATGTACCGCATTGCCAAGCCAGGCGCGTACCTGCTGGCAATGTGCGGCACGCGCACTGTGGACTTGATGAGCATTGCGATCCGGTTTGGCGGCTGGGTAAAGTTTGACGAAATTAGCTATCACATGGGGCAAGGATTGCCGCCCATGTTGGATTGGGTAACGGGGATGGGCTTCCCGAAAAGCGCCGCCATTGATAAATTGATTGATGCGAAGTTGGGCGCTGCGGGCGCTTATGGGAACTATAAAAGTTCAGACCATGCTATCAAGCGAAAACCGGGCAATGAGCGAATGCACGAAGGCTATCAGCGCCCTTGGCGTGACAATCCAGAGATAGAAGACAGGAACGCTAGACAATATCTAGCGGCCACACCCGAAGCTGCTCAGTTTGCCGGCTACGGCACAGCGCTAAAACCGAGCCATGAGATCATCCTGTGTTTTCGTAAGCCAGTAGACAAGGGTTACGCCAACAACGCCCTGACGCACGGGTGTGGCGGGTTGAATATTGATGCGTGTCGAGTTGGAACGGCGGACGATCTAAACCCGAACGATTATGACGACACGAAGCGCACCGCGCCAAAGTTTAGCGGTATTTTGAACGGCGGTAGGGAGGGACAGTACCGCGCCAGGACTGGCGCGGTACCCAACGGCCGCTGGCCTGCGAATCTCATTTGGGACGGTTCGCCGGAAGTCAAAGCGGAGTTTGATAAGGCGGGGGTAAGGACAAGCGGCGGCGGGTGGAATGGTAAATACGCCGCTACCCCCAATCGAGCAATGAGCGGAGCAAACACGGCGCGAACGATAGAAACACCATATGCGGGCGATACTGGTTCCGCCGCCCGTTTCTTTACCGTCTGCCCGCCCGATGTGCCGCGCTTCGTGTACATGGCAAAAGCCAGCAGTAGCGAGAGAAACGAGGGGATGGAATACGACAACGGACACCCCACGGTCAAGCCGGTTAGCCTTATGTCCTGGCTATGCCGCTTGGTTCGTCAACCCGCCAACAACCTGATCCTCGACCCGTTCGGCGGCAGTGGCACAACCGGCGTAGGCGCATTGCGTGAGGGCTGCGACGTGGTTGTCATCGAGCGGGAAGCCGAATACATCCCGATCATTCGCCAGCGGCTTGACCATTACGAAGCGGCGGTCAACATGGAACCGGTGAAAATAAAGGGCAAGGCCAACGACACCGCCGACTTGCCGCTATTCGCCTAGTCAATTTCATTTTGCGAAGAAAGGACAACACAATGTCAACCAACTTTACCACCGGCCCCGCCGACGACATCGCCGTCACCGCTGCGTTGCGCGCCGTCATGGCGCTGGACGGGATGCAGCAAGCAGAGTTCGCCGCACGACTATCAGCGATAGACGCACGTTTTGCCGATGGGCTGGGCGTGATGGTGCTAGAGGCGGTTGGGCTGACGATGCCACCGCCACCACGGCGACGTGGGCCGAGCGCTGAGTTTCGCCAGCGCATTGCGGAATTGGCGCGAGAGGTGACGCAACAGGAGCCGCCAGAATGACGCGGAACGGCTTAGGGCGTGCGTGGCTGCGCAAACCGGCGCAACGTGCGTGCTGATGGCGTTTGCGTGGCTGTGGCGGCATTCCGTGGCGTTGGCGGATGGCGCTACGATGCGCCGTGGGGCAATCAGCGGGGCAAGGCTGCATTTTGTGGCGTATCGCCTACTGTATCGCGTCCATCTTCGCTCGCCGCGTAACTCTAGATAATCAATAGCCGTAACACCATCCACAAAACAGCGCCGGGGCGTTGATCCCGGCGCTGTTTTGTTTACTCGGTGGCGGCTATGTCCATATCAGGGTTTAGCGGGACGGCAACAACGCCATTGAGAAAACCGGTGCGCAGCGCAGCCTCGCTGCTCCATCCTGCGGCTAGTAGTAGCGGCTTCAGATCGCCGTAGCGCTTGCTCTGCCGCTTCGCCCCGGTCGTGTCGCCGTAGGGTGGCACAAGCACTTTCGTGCTGTGGCCGACCTTTGCCGACCGGCTACCGTCCACCGTTTGGGCATTGTAGCCGGCGCGGTGCGCAGTGGCTCTGACCGGTTCCACCTTCACCCATTCCACGGCGGGCTGGTGGTTGGCTTGACGGAAGCGTGCGCCGATGGCTAATTCTTTGAATGTCATCGTTCCTCCTTGTCTCAAATCACATTGCCTGCAAATAAAAGTACATGCGTCCAGCGGTCTCGCTTGTCGGTGCGGTCATGGTTGCACCGCCGCAACTTCGGCATTGTGCTTGGAGGCAATGACGCCGGCCCAATACTCGGCGTTTGGGCCACGGAACGCCTGGAAGCAACCGACCGGCGCCACGCTCTTGGACGGCGTAAACCGAAAGCCGTGGGCCTTGAGTTCGGCGTAAACCTCTTTGCTGGTGCGTTCAGGAAAATGCAACTCAAGTCGGTCGTCTTCACAATTGTTGACCACACGGACGGCACCGATCATCTTTTCAGTCGTGACCTGATCCGCCAGCCGCTTGGCTTTCTCTAACTGTTCTTTTAATCGCCGGATGTTGGCGCCATTGTTGGTTAGCTCGAACTTGGCAAAGCCAACGATGCTGAAGCAATCCGGCACGGTCAAGATTTTGACCGCCGTTGCCTCTGTAATGTCGTCATCTAGTAACAAAAGCGCTTCGACCTTGCCGTCTTGGTCAAGCTTTTTGTCCTTGATGACCTTGTTGGCGGCTTTCATGAATTCTTGGGTGGCTTCCAACTTGGCGATCTTCTCTTCTAGTTGAGCCACCGCGTTGGCACTGCCGGTTCGGATGGCTTCACGTCCACTGTATTTCGCCTGCATCTTGCGGTAGACGCGGGTCACGTAGTCCAGTAGTTCCCCGACACTGTTTTCGTAGCTATCCCGCTTCTTTTCCTGGCTGCGCACCGGGAAGTTGGCAGGGCCGGTGATCATCGTGGACATAACCTGACCGCGCCGGCGCAGGCTCATCAGCTTCCGATCACGGTAGCCGTCCCGAAAGCGTTCCAGGTCGGCCAGCGCTTCGTCGTGACGTTCCTTGCCGGCCATTGCCAAGATGTCAACGTAGATAGCTGCCACCTGTTCGGCGTAGGCGTTGCGCTCGTATGCGCCGCGGGACTCTGGTACATGGCTTGTCCCTTCGTGGGCGGCAATGGCAACGCCCAGGGGAATATCGGACAAGAAACTGGCGGCGGTGTAGATGGTTGATTCGGTTGTCATGGTAAAAATTCCTTTCAAATATAACAAATGGCGGTAAATCCTGTTTACTACAAAAGTGATGGGAAAGGGCCGGTCGAACGCCGGCCCGATTCGCCTAACCGTAATGGCTACTGTGTTTTGGCGTTCCATCCCAGCGGCTCACTCTGGTTGACTGGTCGATTTTTACATAGTTATCGATCACTTTGCGGCGTAGCGGTTCGCCTCGGAAGCTATCTACAGACGGCATATTGCGGCCAGTCATAAAGCCGTTTTCCGTAAACAGATTGGCAACCTTGCGTACAGTCACGTACTGAGCGCTTGGCACGTCCACGACCTGATAGAACTCGCAATTGGTTTGTTCGTAACCCCAACTACCGTGCAGGATGTCGCCAACCTTGTAATCGTGCGCCTGGTTCTGAGCCGCCCGCCGTTCCGACTTGGCAATCTTGACGCTGGCGGCCCGGTTCAGCAGACTGGTAACAGCCGCTTCGCGCTGCGCTTCAGTTCTATAGAATGAGTACAGCGCCGGTTTAATCTGGCGGTTGCCTGTCCAGACGACCGCGCAATATTGCGTCCGGCCCGCTACTTGGAGATCCCAAATATAGGCGTCAAACTGCAATTCTTTCTTGAAGATGTGAAGTTTGAAAGCGGTTGGTATATATTGCTTGCGGCTCATCTTGTATCTCCTTCATCTGTTCACCGTTTGTTCGTCTCTGTCCCTATTATACACCGTTAGACTAACGTTGTCAATAGGGTAAAGCAACGAGTTTCGTACTTTTTATACTGGAAATTCGCTGTTTCAGGGCTGACACCTTACGGCGCTGTAAGGCCGAGTTGGCAAAGGTTGAAGCACAGCGGGCAACGCAGGAAGCAGCCGCCCGCACCGGCGAACGTGCGGAGGGGGAGGGGCGTAGCAACCACTGACCAACCACCAACGCAACAAGGCCGACGATCACGCAAATCGTCGGCCTTGTTTTATGTCATAGTCAGAGACTCGGTTCTATCACCGCCCCAACCCCGACATTTGGGTGCTATCCGGTGACATTATCGTGATAATCTATCCGCATACCACCTAAATCAGCAACACGATACCAGTCACCTGACGCTTCTCCACGATCACCTGTAGAAACATGCGTAGGCGCGCATTAGCGGCGCGCACGTCCTCATCTGTCAACCATGACGACAAGTTGATGCGCAGATCGTCTAACCGCTGCTCACGCTGGCCCACTTGCGTCTGTTCGCTCAATGCGTCGTGCAGCCTTGTCAACTCGGCTTGAATCTCCACGATTTGCCGCTTCAGCGCGCTGACAATAGCCTGGTGGCGCTCCTCGTCAAGAATCTGGCGCATGTAGTGGTCGTTGTCAGCTTTGGCAATGCCGGCCCTATGCTTGCTCACCTGGGCGTCGCAGGCGTCGATTT